AGTTAGAAGTACTTCCAGAAATTCTAATATAATCTTGTAAGGCTCCATTTGTAGTACTACCAAAACCAATAGAAAGACATGCATTAGCTGCTAACGTCATAGTCTGTCTTAAAGATACTGTTCCTCCAGCAAGACCAGAATTAGCAGTATTCCAAGAAAAGACACCGTTATTAACAGACATCACTGCAGCTGTATTATCTGATACATAAACCCAGCTTGTACCATTGTAATATGTATTAGATGTCAGATAAACTGAGTCATCTGTTTTTCCAGACATGATACCGTTGTATCCGATCTGTAGAGCATTATAAGATGTGCCCCAAGCACTTGGAGTTGCTCCAATACCAATATTACCAGACGAATTTATGTTTATAGCAGTAGAGTTATTATATCCTTGTAACTTTAGCATATCAGTGCTAGAGTCATATATGATACCACCGCGAATATCATCGGTTGCGTCACCAAAGTATAGTGCAGAGATTCCGCCAGTCTCTGAGCGTAGTATAAGCTCAGATGAAGTTCCATTGTCTCTAAACCACAGTGTAGAAGCACCATCTACGACTGATAATCTATAAGGAGGTGTAGTTGTACCAATACCAATGTTACCAACTGAGTCGATGCGCAAACGATCTGTTAATTGACTAGATCCAGCAGCTCTAGTCATCAAAGATAGATAACCAGCGTAGTTGCCGTCAGTAGCGTTTTCTTTATATCCACCTACTGCAGCAAAATCGGCTTGCCCGGCCGCAGTCTGATATCGACCTCTGAAAGATAAACCTGAACCTACTCCTAGAGCAAATGCAGTTGCTGAGTTTTGTAAAGATACATTAACTGGATAGTTAGCAGAATTCACTGCTCCGTCTACAGTAAGTCTAGAGTCTGGTGTGTTTGTTCCAATACCAACGTCACCACCGCCAAGAGCTATGATAACATTATCGGTCGAATACCAGTTAAGACCAAGAGCACCACCTAGGCCAGTGGTGTTATCCATAATCAGGTAGCCATCAGTACCACCAGATTTGATAGATGGTTGGCCAGATACTCGATTGATCTGAAGCGCAACTGTGCTAGTTGCTGCCGTAACAATCGGGTTCAGCAAAGTTTTATTTGAAAGTGTGGAAGTAGAAGTCGTTGAAGGAAAGTGATCGATGGTAGTACCATCTGACTTCTTGAAGAAAAGTTTTGCGTCGTTATAGTTTAACGCTACTTCACCATAATCTAAATCAGCAGTTAACGGAACCTTAGCCGAAACTGACGACTTCTTCAATAAAACTTTGTTTGCCATAATGCCACCTTAAAAAAGGAAAAAGAAGGGGAGTAAAAACTCCCCGTTGTGTACGTGTTTACTCAGTACTATTTATTTTAGTAAGTTCCACCGTCGATGTCACCCCAAACTGGAACACCAGACGCGTTCATCTGTAGAACTTTACCATCATTACCTGCAGCTAGTTTAGCTAGAGTATTAGCTCCAGATGCATATAGAATATCACCAGTTGCATAAGTTGTTAGACCAGTACCACCTTTAGTAGTTGCAATCGTAGTAGCGTTCCATGTACCAGTTGCGACAGTGCCAAGAGTGGTGATAGAAGTCTGACCGACATATGTAGATGCAATATCAACCGTGTCAGCGTTAACAGTGATTCTATCTGCAGTTCCACCAACTGCTAGTACGCCAGAGCTATATGTTAAACCGTTACCAGCAAGAGTGCTCTTAAGTTGCAGAGCATCAGATACAATTTCAATACCACCAGAAGCAGCAACGTTTACGTCAAACTGAGTACCAGTTTGTGTTAGACCAGCACCAGCAGTATATGCACCAGCACCAGAGAATTGTACCCAGTTTTGACTAGAGAAGCTAGTTAGATAGTGGTTAGACTGAACCCATCCTGTGCTAGCATACGAAGTACCTTCCATCACATATACAGAAGTACCAATTAACTCTTGGTAAGTGTCAGCATCTGCTGAACGTGTCAATGTATATGTTGTGCCATTATCAGTATAGTCATAGATACCGTTGTTAGCAGCAGTGCTTTGACCAACTAAAAGAATACGATAGCCACTGTGTGTAGATGTCAGTGTTGCGTGACCGTCGATAGTAACAGTGTTTGTGTTTCCAGTTAGAGCTACGTTTGCTGTAGATAACAAGTTAACAGCCATCTTCCAGTCAAGACCGGTAACTGCATTATCAACATAGTTCTTTGTAGCAGCATCACTTGGGTTTACAGGTTCTGCAACACCAGTAATTCTAGAACTTGTAACATCGACTGTACCAGTGCCATTAGGATCTAGAACAATATTACCGTTAGCATCTGTGCTACTGATCGTGTTGCCATCAACGCGAATATTGTCAACATCTAACTGAGTAAGACCAGCAAGTGCAGATGTTGTAGAACCGTTAGTAAGTGTGCTTGTACCAAGAGTAATGTTCTCTACTGCAACTGTAGCAACTGTGCCAGCATGAGTAACGTTGATACCAGTTCCACCAAGGATAGAGAACTTGTTCGATGACGGTGTAAGATCGCCGGAGTCTGTACCAATCGTCATTACGACTGAAGACTCTACGTCGATAGTAACGTTGTTAGCACCAACGGTTGTAACGATACCTGTTCCACCATTGAAGTCTAAAGTATCGCTGATTAGAGATACTGAATCAGTACCAGTATCACCAGAGATATTTAGAATAGTAGAGATCGTTGTAAACGATACTGTACCAGCGCCATTAGTAATTAGAGCTTGTCCGCTAGTTCCGTCTGTTCTTGGCAGAGTATATGCGTTAGCAATGGAAACTTTACCAGTTCCATTTGGATTTAGTACTAAGTCGCCGTTTGCGTCAGTAGTGCTAATTGTGTTGTCGTTAAGATCGATGTTGTCGACCTTAAGGTTATCAACTTTCTTATTAGCATCGACTAGTAATGCTGATGTAGCTGTTAATACACCAGGCGTATGATCTAAAAGATCTGTGAAATACTTACCACCAATAACGAAGTGATTAGCAGCGTTACCTGAATTTTCTGTACCGATACCAATGTATAGGCGATCACCACCATTCGAACCGTTATCTGTTAAAGCAGAATAAGCTAATTCGCCGGCAGCCAGTGTAGCAGGATTGCCACTGACTGAAGATCTTTTAATTCTAATGACTGAGGCCATTTTCTATTTTCTCCAATTAAAATTCTCCGCCTTCCATGTTCTGCGCATCTAGCGTAGTCGTGGAAGTCCATTTGTTTGTTGTGACCTTGTATACTAGGACTGACCCGTTCGTAAGATTTGCTGCATCTACGTTCTTCAAGTCTTCTAGATTAGACTGCGGAGTGCCTAGGCCTTGGATACCGATTGATGGGACACTTGGACTGCGATCTTGGCGGACTACAGCTGCGCCATAGTCCATCGTTACAACTGCTTTAATCTCGTTCATAATCTTGTGATTTCCGGTGTTAGTACGACAATACCTTCAAGAACTCTTTTTCTTTCGCCTGTGAATGACGTAATTTCAACATCATACAAAAATCTTCCAGCATTTAGTGTAGTAGAAACACTAGCTGGAAGTGAGATTTTAATCTGTCCGTTTGCTGCAGAGTATACTGAAACCTGAAACTCTGTCGCAGAAGAAGATTGATACGATTTTCTAAACTGTGACTTGACCGTGTACCCAGTCAACTCTAGAGGAGTGCCATCTTGACTAGTCAATGTGACTATCGAGTTAAAATCAGATCCCTGATCAATATACAAATTTGATACTGTTGCCATGTAGTTTTCTCCAACTATAACATGTATTTATCAAATTGCTTACTTGAGTGCAGCGAGTTGGCTCTTAAGTTCATCAATCTGTTTCTGTTGTTCTTTAATTGCTTCAATCAATAGGCCCGCCAAATTACCGTACGCGACAGATAGAGTCTTCTCTTCGTTGTCCGCAACCATAACAGCTTCTGGTAACACTGCTTGAACTTCTTGAGCAATAACACCAGTTTGACGAGAACCCGTGTCAGTTCTTGTATACGTGTAACCGCCAAGAGCTTTGACTTTTTCTACTGGGTTTTCAATTCTAAGAATATCAGTCTTGTATCTGATGTCAGAGTAAGCAGTGATGTTATCTACTGCAGTTAATGCACCAGCATTTGTCAATGTTAACTTAGTAGTAGTGCCTACTCTAACTAGAAGTTGGTTACCAGTTGCAGAAGCAGCGGTAGCGTCTACAATCATGTTCCAATCTACAACAGTGCTCGCAGTACCAGACCAGTACTTGCTTCTTAGATACAGTGCGCTAGAGTCAATAAATGTAGTTGTTGCATCGGCATTAACATCATCTGATGTTGTAAGATAGATATGACCAGTGTTATATTGCTCAGTAGAGTTCAAATACATTGACATAGATGGCGCACCACCGTTGACAGATGTAAAGAATTGGAAGTAGCCGCCACCAGAAGTACCAGCTGCAATAGCTCTAATATATGCAACGTCGCCTGATGCATTAGCACTACCATCAGCACTAGAGAATAGAATAGTACCTAATTCAGTGCCAGAAGATACACTAGTAGCAGTGTTTTCAAGTCTAATACGCGGTACTGAACTTGAAGCAATGTACACACCGGTGCCTTGAACAGCACTAGCTGTTAGTGTAGCATTAGTTAAAGCAGTTCCTTGCTTGACAGTACCAGCAACAGTCTGTGCGCCTGTAGCAGTGCTAGCATATGTAACTGTAGTAGTAGTGCAAGCTGTTACTGTGAATGTTCCATTATATGCAGTTGGCGTAACACCAGCAACTACAATCTGTGCGCCAACTTGGAATGGTGCTGCAGCTTGAGCTGCAAATGTTATTGTAGCAGCAGAACCTGTGCCAGATGCTGCAGTAGTTGCAACAGTAGTTGCTGGAGTACCTACAGTTAAAACTTCGGCCGCAGAGTAGCGATATCCACCCCATGTCAAAGTAACTCCTGTAACAATACCACCTGCAACAGTCACTGTGCCTAATGCGTTAGCACCTCCAGCTGAAGTTAGAGGAACACTAGTATGAGTACCGTTCATGTAACCAGTACCGCCGGCAGTGATCGCACCTAATGTGGTGATAGGACCAGTTGCTGGGTTATGTGTACCACCTACACCCAACTGTTTATTGACGTTAACATCACCGATAGCATTAACAGTCACTCTAGCTGCACCGGCAGTAGAAATTGTTAGAATATCAGCACCGTTTGACGAAATACCTGTGTTAGTATCAGATATGAAGGTGTGACTTGGTAGTGCTGCAGTACCGTTTGCAGTAGCAAGAACACCAGTAGCATTGATACCACCAGTGTTTGTAAGCGTGACATATGAAGTACCAGATGTTGCACCGGCAGTAGCGCTTACAAAGAACGAAGCTAGATCGCCAGTAGAACCTTGACGTACATATAATGTCGGAGAAGTAGAAGTTCTAGTGACATAAAGATATTCTGATGTTGGTGTTGTAGTGCCAATCATCGCGTATCGTGTGTCTACAATAGAACCAATGTTGGCTGCAGTAGCAGCAGTAGGAGCTCCAGTCGTGTTAGCGTAGACCACACCAGCGATATCAGCAATAGCTAGAGCAGAAGAAGTTGAGTAGACGATACCACCATCTGCTGCAGTCAGAGTCGCACCAGTACCGCCATGAGCTAGACCAATATCTGTTGCTTGCCAAGTTCCTGTGGCGATAACTCCAACAGAAGTTAGACTTGAGAATGTAACTCCAGATCCTAGAGTAGTACTGCTTAGTACTGAAGTACCACCAATCTCGTATTGTTTGCCAGTTGCTACGTTAAAACTCTCAGAAGAATTCCAAGCAACGTCTGTAGAATTCCAAAGGATAGTCTTATTGGTTGTGCCTTTAAGAATAATACCACCGCCGTTTGCTGTAGTATCAGTCGGTGTAGTAACATCACCTAGTTCAATAGCAATATCGTCGACAGAGATTGTTGCAGTGTTAATGGATGTAGTAGTTCCATTAACTGTCAAGTTGCCAGTAACAACAAGACTATTGCCAATTGTCGTAGTGCCTGTAGAAGCGCCAATCGCAATAGTAGTCGCTGCTCCACCAATGTTTAGTGTAGTTGCAGTTGTATTAGCAATTGCAAATGTTGTCGAATCTGTTAAGATCGACGTAGTGAATGTAGGGCTAGTTGCAAATGTAAGTTTACCAGTGCCAGTCTCATCAGAGATAACACCTGCAAGTTCAGCTGAAGTTGTTGCAGAAAGAGCACTTAGTTTGTTTGCGGTGTACACAACAGTACCACCAGCGCCGAATGCTACTGATGAAGCGTCTGTACCAGTAAATGTAAGCGTATTGCTAGCAGTTAATGTCTTACCATCTGCGATTGTAAGTGTAGATCCAGTTGCTGGAGCAGTGATTGCAACTTTGTTAATAGACGTAGCACTAGCTACTCCAAGTGTAGGAGTAACTAATGTTGGAGAAGTGCTTAGAACTACAGAACCTGTACCAGTTGATGTTGTTACACCAGTGCCGCCTTTATTAACAGCGATGGTGCTTGCACTCCAAGTACCAGTTGCAATGGTACCTAAAGTTGTAATATTTGTAGTACCTGCAAAGGTGTTCGACAGATACGAAGTTTCAACTTTGTCGTTGTTTAGATTTGTAAAGTTGGCATCAAGCTGGGTGTTGGTTAGACCACCTGGTGTATTTGCTCTTAGTACAATTGTTGTCATTTTAGCTTTCCGTTAGATCTTAATGCAGTACATCATAGCAATGTTCTTTGGTCTAGTCTCAGAGCCACCAGTTGCAGCGATTGTCTTTTCATCTGTGACGTTGAATTCAGCATCATCATTCCATAGACCAGGAGCTGTCTTCTGAGGATAGTTATTTCCTCTATCGTTGCCTTTTAGAGTGTGAGTATGAGATTTGAATTCATCTTCTTGATATGAAGCTATAGCGCGAGCTCCATCAACTGCTCTTCCATGATCCCAGCCACGAACGAACATACCGCGTAGATCAGGTAAGTTGAAAGTAGTTGTGCCGTTGCCAGCTCCATATGTTACACCAATTGCAGCAAATAGAGTCGTATATACTGTTCTTGAAATTGCGGCGCCATTACATTCTAACCAACCGCTTGGAACTGTAGCCATTGCAAAAGGCATTACGGCTCCTGATGGAATATAAGCTGGGGCTGAAGAAGTCCAGCTTCCAGAGCCATTACTTGTTAGTACGTTACCAGCAGCTCCAGGCGAAGTTAAACCTGTACCACCCTGTGCAGGTGTTATGGCAGTTGTTAGTCCGGATAGTCTAGTAATGTCAGAGTTGTTACCACGTGTTGCAGCACTTAGTTTTTCTCTTGCTTCTGCTGCATCATTTGCTCCAGTACCACCGTTTGCAATAGCAACAATGCCAGTAACATTGGATGCGGTACCACTGATGTCAGAATCGATGTATGCAACTCGACGTGTAATACCAGCAATTCTATTAAATTGACCAACAGTTGTTGTCCAGACGTCACCGTTAACAAGTGTAGTTGGAGCAACTCCATGAGGAAGTGTTAATGATGCTGCACCGGTTGTCGGAGTGAAGAATATAAGCTTACCTGTTAGGGTATCGCCAGCTTTTGCAACTTTAGTGCTATCGAATACAGTGATGTTTGCTGTACCGTTAAAAGACACACCATTGATTGTTCTAGCAGTGTTAAGCTTATCTGCGCCATCTGCAGTAATAGCGTCATTAGCTTTACCATCAAATGTTGGAGCATGCACTACACTAGCGTAAAAATCTCCATTAGAATCTCTTAGAACAATACTGTTTGCGAGATTAGAGCTACTAGGAGCTGAACCTCGCAGCAACGCTGAGTCTAATCCTCCAGCTGATGAAGTTGCTGGATCTGCATTCAACTTCGTAACCATGTTAGTGGAAGTGAAGTCAGTGATCAACAATCGCTGTTCTGTTAGATTTTCTAAGTAAGCAAAGTTACCATCCAATTCAAGATTGGTAAGCGGTATGCTTCTGCCTACAATAGATCTGTAGGCTAATGATGTTGGGACGGTAATTGGTGATGGTGGAGTTGGCATCTCTTACTTACCTTTTGTTAGTAGTGCTGCTAGCATCGATCTAATCTCGTTCATTTCTTGCTTAAGATTTTCAAGTTCTTTTGTTTGATTATTTATTTGCTGCTTTCGCTGCTGCACAAGAGCTTGCTTTGCAACATAACTCTTGTATTCATTCTCATTAGTATTTATGATCGCTTGAGTGTTTACATCACGAACAAGCGATTCAGAACCTTCAACCTTAAGTGTATACATGATTGTGACTCCAATTATGCGCAAGCAATTAGTCTTAGTTCTTTAACTTGCGGAACCTTAGAAGAATCTGTAGATGTGAAAACAAGCTTAACTGCGAAAGAACTAAAGCTCTGCAGATCAGGAATGTCGATTTCAACATCTTTGAATACGCCGTCGTTAGACTTCTTATATGTCACATTAGCTTTAGAATATTCAACAGTAGAAAAATCTTCATATGAACCGACTAAGCCAAGCTTGTAGTAGACTTTAATATCAGATGTGAGTGGCACAGAAGCAGCATAACGAATCTTCAAGAATGTAGATGGGTTAGCAAGTATGATTCTCTTTGTTACGTATTTACTGTAACTAGAAGAACCAACTGGGGTAATTTCATCATAGAAACGATCATAAGACGTGATGCTAATATTTCCAGTGCCAACAGATAAGATAGAACCAACTCTTAGAATTGAACCATCTGCAGAAACATCTGATAGCAGAACTTCTACAACGTTGTCTGGAGTAGATTCGCCGTAAATATTCACACCTTGAATCTTAACATATTGACCAGAATACAGAGTAGCGGCGTTAGCTCTATTCTCTCCAGTATTACCAATCTTGATAACACCGCCGTAGACATAACCAACGTCTGCATCTGGAGAACCTTCTGTCGCAAAATCAGTACCAGCTAAAGTGTAAGTAAACTTAGTTTCGTCAACAGAAAGAATCGTGAATTCGCCGTTGAAGTCAGTATTATCTGTAAGAGCTACTCTAACTTTTTGTCCAACAACAAATCCGTGAGCACCGTTAGTGTTGATAGTAACTACATTGCTTGCTCTGAATACAGAGACAGTAGCTGTTCGAACTGTGACGTCCGTTGCGCTAGTTATGATAGCACGATCATCGATCGGTGTAATGTTGATAGCGCTAGATGGGTTGTTAACCTTGTTGCTGATCAAAATAGCTGAAACACTTCGTGTGTCGATTACTGGAGATAGAGTATCAACATCGCTGTAGATATCTGCTCTGATAATTGCAGAGTTTCGGCTTCCAGTTTTTGTAGATAGATCTAGAGTGATGCCATCGCCTGGACGAGCTGCAGCGTTTTCATCTGAGACTAGCATGAATGGAACTGGCATATTGTTAGTTTCATTCAATGTGACTGGCATGTATCCATATCCGCCATCATTGGATTTTCTATATGGTACTTGCGAACCATCAATCGACTTACCAGTAATACCAATATAGTATGGAACAATCTTTGTATTAGCGAATGTCTGATAAGTCATGTATGGTTGTACAGCGTCATACTGAATCTGACGAGTAGCTTTGATACCAGAACCACCGCCATAACCAGTTTGTGTAGCATTCTCAGATAGAGTAATAATGAAGTTATCAAATTCTTCTACAGCTGTAACTGTGTGTTGCTTGAACAAGTTAATAGGTTTGATGCCATAGATAGCATTTACAAATCTCCATGTGCCTGTATATGCAAATGTTGCAGCAGAAGATAGTGTCAAGCTTGTGTTGCTTGCGATAGATGCAACAACACCAATTAGACGACCTTGTTTATCGTACAACGCAGATTCTGCTGCCATATCTGTCAAGAATGCGGTACCAACACCTGTCACTGTTGTGGAACTCTTAGTCACGGTAATTGTGCCAGTTGTAACTTCGCTGTCTACTCGTAGAGTAACTTTTGATGGATATGCACCAGCGGTCATACCGTGATTACGCATGTTCACACGAACTTTATTAGAACCAGCAGTAAACTGAATTGGATCTAGATCTAGTTCTTCATCTTTGATAACGTTGTTCTCGAATTCAACTCTGCCAACTTTTCCGGTTAGGAATTTAGCACGATACAACTGGAACTTCAAGTCTTGCATCTGTTCAGCAGTCCAAGTAGAAGCATTCTGAGACTTGAACAACACACCAGAGTACGGTTGCTTGTCGATGTTGTTGCTGGTCAACAAATCTTTCTGACCAAGATCGGACACCCAAACTTTGTAACCAATAGAGTTAGAAAGAAGAACGATACAGTATTCAGTAGAATTCTGTACGTATACTGGTGATGGGAACGTGAATCTAGTTGCTACGCTTGAGTTTGTAGAAGTATTTACTTTATCAGCCTTCAGAACAACTTGTGAGAATGGTAATACTGCACGGCCTGGATAGCCGTTAACAACTTCACGAATCTGAAGAATAACAGGAGCTGAATCATCCTTTGTTGCAAAGAAGATGTCTACTCCAGTCAAGAAGCAACCGCCGCCTTGTACTTTTGCGGAAACATCGCCAGTAGGAGTACCTTCTGGATATCCGTCAACTAAGAAAGTTTGAGCTAGAGGGTCGTACCAACCTGTGTCAGCAATGATACGCTGGTTAGATTGAACAACAGTTCTGTTCTCGCTAACAGTTTCAGTTACTAAAGTTGCGTTACGAACTGCTTGTACTGTAGCTTGACGTGTTTCTAAGAAACCTTGAGCTTCGTATTCTGTAGTCAGAGAAGAGTTAGCTGCTAGTAAATCATATGTTGACTTATCAAGAAGAGCAAGTTCTTTCTTACCTGTACGGAAACGTAGAGCATCGGTATTTGGAACGTTGAACAAGAAGTTAACTTCACCATTAGTGTCAGTAGTCAGTTGTGAACCAACTGCTCTAACTGTGTGAGAAACAACTTTAGCAGTAGCTCCACTGACTGTACCAGCGATTTCATCGTTTGCCAAGAAACCAACACCATCAGATGTGTTTGAATCTTTTACGTTAACAATGTACAATGAGCGCTCTGTAACTACACCAGCTGTAAGCTTATTCTCTGTACCAACTACGACTGCAGTTGTAGGAGATGTCGCAGCTGTATATGTTGTAGCTCCACGCTTTGAGACATATAATACGTCACCAACGTTTAGCGCCATATCTGGGTTTGGACCGATGGCACGTGCAGAGTTTTTATAGTCTGCACCAACGTTAATTACTGGTTCTGCGTTTTCATCGTCGTTAAAGTTGATGGAGTTGAACCCAGTCTTGTTAATCACTAATTTATCAGCAGGGTCGCAGTATGCAGAAATAGATTGCTTATCAAAGTATGGATAGAAAATTGTGTTTGGCTTCAATCCCTTAGCTTGAACTAAGATATTACGGCTACGCATGAATGGAATTGTTGCAACCGACAACACTTTGTCGTCGACTGTTTTCATCTCGATGCTCTCTTTGATCGTAGTCTTTATACCAGATCTAGATTGACCGACGTTTGTAGCTGTAGTTTCTGTAGTAACGAATCTAATACCGTTACCACGCATAAATTCTGTGTTTGTACCAGTACTTACTGTTGCACCAGTCCACTGTGTCTGCCATGCATTCCAAACAGTACCAAGAACACCAGCTTTTTCAGCTAGTGTCTTAATAGCGTTATAGTTTCCTTCTACGCTAAGAATAATGTCAGGACGGCGATTAACTTCAAACCAACGGTCGAATGGAGGATACAGTTCTGCTTGACCGATGTATGTGAACACAGCAAATGGGTTAACGTTGACAGCAGTTGAAGCAGCAGGCTGATTGATCAAGCTAACATTTGTGTATGGTAGTGTGATCACATCACCAGTTAACTGATAGTTGATGTTTGCACCAGCACGGTCACTGTTCTTAGTATGAGTTTCAGTAAAATCGACGTTAGTCATGCTGTAGAATGGACGTAGAATTCCATTCTCCATATCAACTGAACATGAGTAGTCAGGAGATTCAGGATTTCCAACAGATTGACTTGTGAAGTTATCTACAATAAAACCGTTCTTGAATCTATCAAATCCATCTTCGTCTTGAATAGTCAAGTTCTTTGTTTCTTGCTCAAGCAAAGACAAAGATGTATAGTATTCTAATTGATTTACACGTTGCTCAATTCTACCGATATCACGCATAGTATAGCGCTTGTTTTCGATAGGTGTAATTGCAACTGATGTAGAGTTAGTTGTAAATGTATATGGTTCTAATTCCAACTTATATAGAACCATGCTGTTAGTTGGATCGCTAGGTTCTGATGGAGTTAGACTTGATGCACCGTCAACAACTCTAAAATCACCAGACTTGTTGATAGCGATCTTAGACTTGCGGCCAAGATAATATTCGTAGCTGATGATCATGTCTTCTCCAAACTTTGGAAGAAGATCATTACCACCACTGAATACAATCTCACCAGTGTTGGAGTCGTCTACTCGTGGACGGAAGTCAATACAATCACGTAAGTTAATACCAGCAAAGACTGGAACTTCTTTGTAATTTGTGTATGAGTCTACAGTGAAGAAGTCGCCACTTCCGTGGTTATAGTATTCGTAAGTTACTTGAATTGGAGCAGTAGGCAATGCTTGTCCATCTTTCAATGTTATATTAGCAATGCCATAGTATGAAGATGTCTGGCCGCCATTGAAAGAATAACGAGAAGTGATGTCGATCGTGTAAGAGCCAGGCGTTGTAAAATCACCTGTTGCCATCTTAACAGACTTCAGTTTGATACCGTCAGCTTTTCCAAGATAAACAATCTTTGCTTGTGCAGTAGACTTAGTAGTCTTCGTAGAAGTACCAGTTGTAACTGTCTTAGACTTTAAACCAATTGACTGCTCTTTATTGATAGTAGCGTATACTAAGAATGCAGTAGATGCATATGCGGATGGAATAGTAAATGTGACAGATAGATTATCGCCGGCACGTACAGCAGCGCTTGGTGTGACAACACTACCATCAAATGCGCTGAATAGAGTAAAGTTACCAAAGTCGCCTGGATTAGCAAATTCATTTCCACCAGAAGTAGTAATGATTACGCTACATGTCGCTCCAGATGCCAATGATGCATTAACACTGAAGACATCAGAAACATAATAAGAACTAACAGAAGCTGTTTTAACAGCGTATTGTGGTAGAGGGAATACTAGAGAAGATTTAGTTGTATCTTGTAGTAGTGCAGTACATTTTAGAACTAAAGTACCAGATTGATTTCCAACGTTTGTGCTGATGGTCAACGAAGTGTTGCTAGTGATAGATGTAATTCTACGTGGAGAGTTGTCCAAGAAGATGTAATCACCAACTTTTAGTTCAGTCAAGAACTTAGTGTTCACGCCAATAATAGTTGAAGTTGGGCCACCAGTGAAAGTGATAGCACCAGTTTTTACTTCTGGAAGAACTGCAGCATCAGCAGTGAATGAACTAGTGTTACCAGCACCAGCAATTCTAAATTGCTTAGCATGATAGTTAAACGTGTAACGATTACCAAAAGCATCACCGGGAATCTGATTCATCTTAATGTCAAACAAGAACAACTTGTAATAAGCATTAGCTCCAGATGTTGCCCCAGAATGCCATTCGAATCCTCTTACTCTTGCAGTACCAACTTCAACAACGCCTGTACCAGATGGAATTGCTCCAGCTGTAGTAGTATAAGCGTTATACAACTTGACTTCTGGTAGAGAAGAAATTGTTGGTGCAAAGTTTACATTGTTAACTAGAACATAGTTACCGTAGTCGGCAGAGAAAAGAACATTAGACTCAGAATCAATCTCACGTGACTTTTGTACGTCTACATAAGATGTGCCAAACTTTTCAATTTCGTATCCATAGACGTATGCTTTACCAGATTCTAGTCCAACTGCTAACTTACCTTCTAGTTCTAGGTGATCAGCTACTGTAGCATTTGGAGTAGTGAAGATCTGAGAAACGATGTTTCCATCTTCATCTAGATTGAAAGTCGGTTCGCCATTGATATCTAGTACAGGCTTCTTAACTGTTGTAGGTGCTGGATAGATACCACGGTTAAAAGCTGGAGACGCTGTTTCTTCCCAGCTGCAGTTTGTATCTAGTGTAGGATTTGCAACACTTAGAGAAACACCACTCTTTTTGGCGACATAGTACAAATTGTTGTATCTAATAATGTCACCGGCTAAATATGCAGTGCCAGCAGTCCAAGTAACACGATAGTTGTCGCGGTATTCACGAACATCAATACCGAATGGACGAACAGTGTAGTTGCCAGATTCGTCATAAGTACGACGAGCTAAATTGTCTTCTAATACAGCGTAACTTGTTTTGTTTACGATGTACTGAATCTTACCGTTTACTACACGAAGTAGTTCAATAAAGTCTTCAGTTTCAGCCGAACCAATAGCTCGTTTTGACAGCTGAGCATCGATCGTATAGCGATGTGCGCCTGGAGCAGAATAGTTATAGCTGCTCTGTGCGTTATCAAGAAGTGTTTCATCATCTTCTGGCTCAATCAAAGATTCTACAATCTTTAATCCAACCTTTGTCGTAGGATTCTTCTTGTACTTGTCTAGAATAACAGTTTGATCGTCAACTAGAACAAAGAATCCTTTGATGTAATAGACACCTTTAGAAACAGACGCTGCAGAACTTTCACCAAACGCTGGGTTTAGTGTAGTGTTAGTAGATTGAATCTGAACGGTATAGCTTGTTTCGCCTTCATTAACTAGTGTAGTTAACACTTCATTAGCTAAGAATTCTCTTTGAGCACCTTGATCAGTACCTAGTTCATCAGCAGCACCATTGCTAGTGTACTTAACGAACAACATTACTGGATCAGAACCAGAGGCTTTAGATGCCTGAACAACTTTAGCACGAACACCAGTTGTTTGACCTTCGATAGTCATACCAATCATGTTCAGAACATAAGCTGAGATATCAGTTGTTCCGTAAGTTGCTTTCAGTTTTACATACGCCAGCTTAGTGTCAAATGACACTTGGCCAGGAATGACCATAGAACCATCTTTGAATAGATGATTTCCAGTACGCTCAATTTGTTTTTGTAGAATCGTTTGAAGCTGTGTTAACTCTCGAGCCTGAACCGCATAACCAGGTCTGAAGAGAATTCTATAGAATTTCTTATCTTCAGAGTAGTCATCATAATATGGCTCTACGTTAAAGTTAGTTGTCATGCTTTTACCTTCAGGTTATTTTACTGTCAACTATATTTATAGTCTGAATCTAGATGAAATAGAAACTGGTTGATCTGTCAAAGCTTTAAATGGTTGACGATTGTCGATATACACAATCTCACCTTGTAGTTTTTCAACATCTGGTTTATCAACAACAGAGATTGTGTAATAGTCAGTGCCGTTAGAGTGACGAACTCTATAACCAGTTCTTACTTGTTCATCGTTATTATCTAGTGCTTGCAGCAACATAGAATTTGTTGTGCGTGCAACTAGTCTAAATCTAACATACGTTGAAGTGCTATTGGATGGAACTATTCTAAGTTCGCTGTTTAGCGGAATAGTACTTAACGCTGGCTTTCCAGAAATATCAACAGTCATCTTATAGCACGTAGCGCCAACATATCCGTTATACAATAGCTGACTTCCAAAGACTTTTGGTTGCTTAAACAAGCACACTTGACGATAGTCTGCAGAAACAGTGATGCCTTGAATAGGTGTAGTTTCAAGTCTGTTATAGAATAGAATTGTTCTAGCACCAAGTTCGTCAATAGCGTTTTTGCCATGACCTCCAGAAGGAGAAATAACTGCTCTAGCAACTGCAACAACTGAAGGAGTATCTGTAGTAGTAACAGTCACTGTAGCATACGTGTATTCTTTTCCTGGATTAGTAACGACAACACGCTTAATCTGACCTGCTTCAATCACTGGTACAGCAGTGCATCCGGTACCGTCGCCGTTAACAGTCAATGTTGCAGTGGTGTAACCAGTTCCAGGATTGTCCATCTTGATAACGTGGATAGCGCCGTTTACAGCAGAAGCTTCTACAGTTGCTTGTTGAGTATTGATCTGACCTAAGTTAACATCAACAGAAACTTCAGCGTCTGTGTAAGTTCCGACTTGAACTTTAATTCTGCGAACAGTGATGTTGGCATAGGTGTATCCAATACCAGCATCTGCGATTCTAACATTGGTAATCTCACCAGTTGTCTCATTAACAACTGGATCTAAGTATGCTTTAGATCGTGTGTAAGTAACTGTAGCAGTTGCTCCAGATCCTAGACCAGTGTTACTTACAAAACTAATCTTAGGTGGAATTGCATATCCATAACCAGCGTCATCAAGCGTTACACCAGTTATGTTACCTGATGCATTTACTATAGCAGTGCCCTTTGCAATTCTTCCGTTTGGAAGAGTTGGTTCGGAGAAAACTACAGTAACATCGAATTCTTGATCTCCATAGTCCACACCAGCGTTAGTAATAGCAACACCGGTTAAGATGTATGGATTTGCTTCTTTGTATCCGTCACCACTTACAATTTCAAGATAAGTGTTTAACTTTGTAATCTGAGAAGCAGTTCCGATATACAATTGTGGATCAGTAGATCTTATAGTTAATTCAGTATCACTTTCAACAGATGCAACAACTCTAACCTCGTTGTTAATAACAATAGTGTCGCCAGTTGCTAAACGCTGAGAAGTGTCATACTGTAGAACACCAGTATAGCTTAACGTAGCAGTGCCGTTTGCGACGGTGCCACTAGTGTGTGTTGGTGCAGTAGAACTTGTCTTACCTGCAGCAATTACAGTGTAAGCTCTAGTAGAATAATATAGTTTTTGTCCAGCGTATACGTTAGTCTGCGCTGTCCAAAGACTACCAATTGGAGTTGAAGCAGTCAAGAACTGAGTGCCAGCTCCAAAAACTTTACGATAGTTAGTTCCAAAGCTGCTTACAGTACCAGTCAATATTTTGTTAGGTACGTATCCAGAGCCTTTTGCCGCAATGGAAAACTTTTCGATCTTACCATCAGAGTAATACGCATTCTGAATAGCAACAGTGACTGGCATCTGTGTACTAGACAAGAATTTGTTTCTTAGATAAGTTGGAACTGTATACATGAATTTCCAGATATAATTGTCTTCTGTCTGGAAAGCACTTACTGATGTACCAGTAGGCTTTACAGTTGAAGACGCATTAGCTCCATTAAACAAGCACTTGTATACGTTGTATTCGTCTGTCATGACGTAGTAAACAGCTTCTTCAAGACTTGGCGCTCCACTGAACGCTACTCTTGAAGAAGTGTATTGATCATAGTCATCATATACAGAACCATAGACCCAGTTGTATCTTGGTGCAACTAGACATGTGTCACTTGGAAGAACTTCTTTTACAAAGACTGTATTCTTTCTAGCCAATAGTTCATAATCTAACGTGTCTAAGGCATCAGGTACAGTGTCGGTCCCCCAAGAGTCAGTCTTTCCATAACTGAAGTAGTATTTTACAGAACGAGTCAATACCTCGTTTAGCAGTGTACGTGCTAACGAGGTATGTACAGTCTGCCTTAGAACAGAAGTAGCCATATTAGTTTACAGTAACAACCCAAGTAATAGCGATAGAGTCACCAGCTTGCTTGGTCACGATTGGGAAAGTTGTACGGCATAGCATTGTACCTGCTGATGCTGCGTTGAAAATACCAGCTTCTTTAACGTCACCAGTACCTGTACCTGCTGGGAAAGTAGCAGTGTAAGTAACTGCGTTAGCAGAAACTGTAGATGCAGTTAGAGTAACACGGCCAAGTTCAACACCTAGAGTTGTGTTAGCTGCAGCTGCTGCAGTTAGATCCGAACCAATTGCCATGTGAGTCATAGCAGCTGGGGAGTTAGTTGTAGTCTTCAACATTGAAGACGCAATGAAGTTCTTACCTACGGTAACAACAAGGTTTGGGACTTCAAGTGTTTCGACGATGTCGCCGGTGCTGTTGAATCTTTCGATTTTAAGCGCACCGGTAGCTTTTAGAGATTCGAGTACGTTCATTTAGTTCTCCTAGATGGTGATGTCTGTTCTTCCTGCTAAGAATTCTTCAGCGAAGAATGTCAGGTCAGAAGAGTATGGGTTTAGTTGTAAATATCCTGTACTATTTATAGTTACAGTTTCAGTTAGACTCTTCATAAATGTTGAAGTTGAAGAGTCAGTTGCTGATGCTGTTTCTGTCACAGCACCAGAATTCATAGTCTTATTGGCATAATCGCCAACAATGGCGCTGTCACTAAGATTTCTTATCAATAGCACTGAACCAATGTTTTCAGCAATGGTAACGCTATCAGCTAAGTATTTATTAAAAACTTTTGTAGAAGCATCAGTAAAATCGCTGATGGAATCTGACAAAGGCTTGTATAAAGTAAAACCTACAGTATGTGTAAATGCTGCAGAGTTAATAGAATCTGTTAGAGGTTTAGATAAAGTAAAACCTACAGTATGTGTAAATGCTGCAGAGTTAATAGAATCTGTTAGAGGTTTAGATAAAGTAAAACCTACAGTATGTGTAAATGCTGCAGAGTTAATAGAATCTGTTAGAGGCTTAACAACAAACTTGGTGTTAGTATCAGTAGAATCAGATTCTGTAGCACCAGTTCCATTTGTCATCTTTACTTGATCTGTATATCCAGTAGATGGATTTAGAATCTTAGTAAACAAGTTAACTGAAGAATCGATCAACGATTGAGTGTCAGTCAATGGTTTTGACATGCTGAATACAGCTGCGTCAGATAACGGTGTAACGCTTGCAGACGTTAGTGCTTTACTAATGCCTTTAATAGTTAAGTTTGTTTCTGGTGCAGCACCTTCGGCAGTACCAGTGTCGCCCATCACAAAGTAATCTTTTTGATTGTTTGTAGATTGTGGATCTTGCAATATTTCTAAAGATGGAAATACCTTTGTAGTCAGATTTACTCTAACATCCGTTTGTGTAACTTCATCGATATATCCATAAGCAGGCAATAGTGATTTACTAAATGCTTTTGTGCTTACAACATCTTCCATTGAAGATGCGATATCCGATAGAGGCTTACGCACGTCAAATATCGCTGTTTGAAGAGAAGTGCTACCAGAGTAGCTCATTACAGCGTATCTAACTTCGATAATATCGCCACTAGTTGGAACGAAGTTAAAAACTACGTTGTCGCCAACAATATCCCAGTATTGAACTCTATCTAGAGAAACACCGTTTAACTTGACAAATAGAATAACTGAGGCTACTGGGTTTTCTGGATCATAGATCTGCCAGCTATCAAGCACTCCATTCGCAACAAATCTAAAGTTCTCAACACCATAGATTGTTCTGTCTAGCATAGAGACTGCTTCTACAGATTCAGAGAACTGTGGAATCAGAATACGAATAACTGGGTTAGAAATTTCTAGATCTAACTGGAATGAAGAATCTAACTGATATTCACCGAATAGTTTACGGCCTACAGGATGAAGAATTGATAGAACAGTATCGCGATAAGTATCTAGTTTTTCGTCAATCTTAATGACGTATGAGAAGTCTTGATAGTATTCACCGTCTTGGATAAAACTGTCATCATCAATAAGACTGTTTGAAGACTTATAGTAGCCAGGATATCTAGAAATACCACCTAGCTCTACTAATATACTAGCGACAACTTGTTCAGATTCTTCAGGAATATTTGTGCTATAGAAGTCAGCCAAAACATCACCGACGTAGTTACCTTCAGCATAGTTTGAGTGATAGTTAACTTTGTTCAATACACCAGCATCGTTACCATCAGTAAGAACGTCGTTAACTGATATGTTCAAACCACTTATAGCTTGAGAACTGGCTAATGCCTGATATCTAGTAAGATTGTAGTAGAAGTCTTTCTTAAAACCTACACCAAACGAAATAATCTGCAGTTGCTTTAAACCACCATCTGGAGTAGTCTTAACTACTTTTACTTGAAGACCAGAAGCCGTGGAAGTGCCAATATTGAAAACTTGACCAGCCTTGAATCCATTACCAGCTTTTACGATTTTTACTTTAGCAGTTGTTGGTTGAATTACTGCTTTTACACCGTTATAGTTAATTTCATCGTCATGATCAATAATTCCATAGTAATTCTTAGTTATGAAGACTTCATAGATGTCTAAAGTAGTTTCTACTTTTTGAATCTTCTTGACATACACACGATGCTTGTGAGCAGTCTGTCTTTTCACGCAATTGATATACAAGTAATTGTTTTGCAGAGTGAATGGATCGCCTGCAGTAACTTTCATAAAGAAAGATGTGTCTTGTTCCCATTCTCCACCAGATGCTCTTAACATCTTTTCAGCTGGATACTGAATATCAATTTCTTTTTTCAGAAGCAGACGAAACAACGAACGATACGAATCTTCACTACCACGAGCCAATTGCGCTTCTTTGGCGTGGTTCATAAAGAAGCGATTGTTCTGAGGAATTTCTGGAGCGATTTCGCGTCTAATGTAACCGATAAAATCGTCTAGCGTAGAGTCAACGTCCTTAATGTACTCGAGATTGCGAGTCATTTTCTGCTGATCTAGAAACGTATAGTACGCTTCTAGAAAAGCAATAAACGTAGGATAATCATCCTGTACGAAATTAGGAAGCTGACTCGAAACGATATCAGCTATCTTAGAAAACTTTGGCATTATGATCTGCTTGAGGTGTGTACGTAAGAAGTTGTTCCACGACCAGTTGCGACAGTGTCAACTAGTGCTTTAACGGTGATCATTGATGTAGGAATTTCTAGAATCTGATTTCTAACGCCAACAGCGTCGTATGACTCTGGTTTTATGATAAACTCGAACGCAGTATCTGCAATCGCTGAAATTTGAAGTCCATTGATAGAGATAACACCCTTTGTGTAATTTACAGTACCAATAGTTCTATTTACCACAACTTCTTGGAAGCCGTCTTTATAGTACAAGACCATGTTTCCAACACCGTCATCTCTCAGATAGTACACTGTGGTGCCGCCATCTGGAAGATAGAAACCCGTTGAGATAACTGAATCTTCTGGCACGCCTTCAGTATAGATAGGGTTTCCAATATCAAGATAGTATTGAGCGTTAGAGTTGTATTTTGGCTCTACTTCTTTTCTTAACAAGATAGTTGTCACGTTGCTTAGAATTGATTTTTCACAACCGTCGATAAGTCTAGCTATCTTAGATTGGCGGAAAGTTCCATTAAACTTTTGCAAATCACTTGCTGCATAAGATGAGATTGTGCTCTTAACAATATCAATGATAGAAGCTACGCTACGAGTAGTGTTTGCAGGATTATAGTAGAATGTAGTATTTATTTGAATATTCAAATATTCTGGATCAACTATCTCTGGATATGAAGTAATAATTGATTTTGGCTTAAGAACGCTATTCTTCAACAATAGTTTTTCATCGTCTGTAAGATACAAAGATGTCTTAGGTCTAACACAGATAAAGACTTTACCATACACTTTAGGGTTATTATCTTCTCCACCCCAAACACTAATAGATTTAGCGTTATCGAAGTTAGAGAAGATTATATTCTGATAGTCACCTTCAGTTACAGCTCGATTCTGTGTAACGTTACTACGAGGAGCATTAAATCGAATGCTCTCAATACCTTCAGCTTCTGCACCACCGATAGCAGAGCTAACTGTAGCAATTCTAACTGTAGCACCTTGGCCAATTACACCAAGGTCAGGTTTAAATGTCTTGCAGTTGTTAGCATCTGGACCAGAAGAAATAATGTATTCGAACGTAACCAGATTACCATTCTTTGGTTTTACACCAACAGAACCATCTCCAAATGTGATTTCATACAAACCATCATCGATTTCTTTTAAGAAATAAATGTTTGCTGTAGGACCTACACCAGTAATACCGTCTGCTTGAGAAAAGATGACAGGATCACCAGTCAACGCGCTGTCATTAACATAAACTCTTAGAGTAGATGTATCACAAAACTGGTTATTGATTCGCATCTTAACACCAGGCTCTACAATATACTTCTCTGTAGATGGACGGCCTTCAACGATCTCTAAATTATCAAATACGAACTTACCGCTAGCATCTTTAGTAGCGATTCTTTCATCTAAATTTATAAAGTAATATGTAGTTTCATTGATAACAGAAGTGAAAGGAGTGTGTTTCGGTAACACTAGCTGATCAGCGACTTCTTCAGTGTTTGGATAAATGACAGTTAGAGTAACATATGCTTTTGCAGATCTAGTAGACTTTGGCGTATAACCAAGTTGCTTAGCGATAGAGACAACACTGTTACGCTTGCTAGCAGAATCAATAAAGATTTCGTTTAACGCAAGGTTGTTGTAGATAGAATTGTAGTAAGTATTGTATGCAAGAACGTCAACTAAGATGGAAAGGTTAGATCCATCAAAGTCATAATCTTTGAACTGTTTTTGACCACGTAAGAAATTCTTGAGGTTGTTCTTGATTCCCTCAAACTCTAGTTCGTCTACTCTGATTTTATTATTGTCTGCCATTATCGTGTTCTTTCAAGGATCATGTTGAAGGTCTGTAGCGCCTGTGTTCCTAAGACTGTGTAATGAACTTCTACGTTCATTAGGTTTTCGTCTGCCAATACGGTCACCACAACTTCCTGAAGGTCTACCCTTGGTTCGAAGTTAGTTATAACTTGTTCTATTGCTTTTTTCAGCATCATGCCAAGCATCGGCGAAGCTGGTTCAAACAATAAGTTGTTAATTGGAGAACCTAGATTGCTTCTAAAGGGTCTCTCGAAGAACATCGTTAAGATGAGGTTCTTCATTGATTGTTTGATAGCCTCAACATCAGTCTTACGTGTAATATCATTACTGATTGGATTACGTGTAAAATTGAAGTCAATATCAGCAAAAACTGGTTCTGGTTTAGACATATTTATTTATCTCTTATGCGATGAAACTTGTAGGTGAGCCTTCTGCTACGGCGTCGCCGCAGTCAATCATATCTCCAATCATAGCAACTAGTTTACCTTCTAAGTAGAAGGTGCCTCCAGCCGCACTCACTTTACGTGCAGACGATGGGTGTGTAGTATTTCCACAAGTATGCGGGGCATATTGAGTAGTGCCGCGCAGTTGAATAGGCTTTCCATTGAAATACGATTTTGTTGTGTATGGACCTACTGCGGCAGTCGGTGGAAAGCATCCGTGCCCAGTTGACATTTGTCCTTGTAAAGCTACTGCTGGCATTATACCCCTCTTGCTTTAGTAGTTGCTACTGCGTTTCTAAGTGCAGTCATACCTGGTGTCCAATTTCTATCACTTACATCTATAGTACAATTTAGAGTTGACACTACGTTTATAACATCGTTTCCGCCAACTCTAGACTTAGTGTATGCTTCAGCCGTATAAGAGAACTGACGATATCTTGTAGTGTCTGCTTTGAATGACAACATTTGGTAACAATCGTTAACGTCAAATAGTTCCCATGTTCCTGTAGTCTCTGTGCCGGCTAAAGTAATGATATCTTTATCAAAATTCATATACTCGACAGTGTCGTTGTAGACATACTTAAAGAAACCTGAAACGCTAGCTCCAGTTCCAAGAACATACGAATATAATCCAGTACCTCCAGGTGGAGCAGTCCATGTAACCTGAGAATTAGCAAGCACTACAGTATCTTTAGGTGAAGTTGTCGTTATACGAACTGGGTAATGAACTTCTGTCTCTAGTCCAGTTAACGGATCAACTCCAACTGTAGTATAGTCGAGCGGAAAACTAAAGTTCTCAAACTCGACTACGGTGCCTAACAACGGTATAGTTGGTGTCCACGCCATCTTTATATCTTACTTGGTCTGTAGAATCCAACAATGCTAGAATTGCTTGGAGCTACTCCGTTAGGATAGCTTATAGTTACAGAACCTCCAGTTGGATTGTTGTCAGTAACTTTACCACCACCTTGGTTTCCACCCACAAACGTGCACTTACCATTCTTAACTTCATACACAAAGTTTACATGGCTATAAGACCATACACAAATATCTCCAGGTTGTGGATCAGTCACTTTAGTCATTTTCCAACGATCTGGTTTATCGCGCAAATCGTAAGCTCTAGCAGACTGAACATAGCGATAATTACATTGCTTCAACGTCCAGTTAACAAACGCCATACACCACGCAGTCTGATCTCCTAGACCCTTTGCGACACTTTCCATACCAATGTCTTTCCACATAGCCATAATGTTTGGATTGCTCTTAGTCTTATCTTTCATACCGGTTTCAGACCAATAGCCTTCTTTAGCTAGAACAAGTTGCTTCGATAAGAAAGCTTGAATATCACTTGGTTCAGCTCCAGATTTCAAGCTTTGACCAGCATCTCCAATATCTGGTTGTGGTGGGCGTTGTGGGTTGACGCCAGCTTTTTCAGCGTCAGCGTTATAATACTTTCCAGGATTCTTCTGAAAGTCTGCTGCTTGTGCTTCATACTTATCACTAACTTCAGTCTTAACAATGATCTGCGGACTTGGTCTTACAGGAGTCTGTAGAAGCTCAAATGTAGTTCCAGAAGCTGATGCAACTGCTGGAGCTTCAAGAGTGAGTGCAACAAATTTTTCAACTGCTTCAATCTCACTAACACTTGGAGGATTTGCAGATCCTTGTTGACCTCTGAATTCTGCTCCATCAACGTTAAAGTTTCCTCCTCCGGCATTCATATTCATGCCTTCAGACTTGGCGTTAAATTCACCAGCGGCGTCGTTGCTAATATCAGCTCCAGATTTTAGAGACAGATCATCTGCAACATCTAACTTCATCGTGCCTGTAACTTTAGCACCATAACTTCCAGCAACTTGAGTGCCGTAATTGCCATCAGTGACAACCGACATATTTCCAGTAGTCTGAACAGAGTGAGTGCCAGTTACACTCTCTGCTAAGTTTCCACCAACAGTAGTGTTGATGTTGCCGTCAACTTTTAAGTTTAAGTCTCCACCAATAGCCCAATTTACGTCCCTTGCGCAACCAATATCAACTTGATTGTGGAATACAGCGTTAGTAGATCCTTTGACTTCAACGTCTGCATTGCCATCGACTAGAATGCTAGCGTCACCACCAATGTGTACGTTGCACTTACCTTCAATAGTCACGAATCCATTTCTGTCCATGATGACATAGCCATCACCAACAATTTTATGCACCATTGTACCATTAGCATCAATGTCTACAAAAGATCCGGTGCGATGATATAGACTTATGTTTTCGTGGCCCGGTGAATCGTCGAATACCATTAGATGGCCAGATTCTGATTCATACACTTTGCTATATGGATATACACCGCCGAATGGAGCTAATGGTTGTTCCCATGTTCCAGCAGATCCATTAGCTGTCTGAACTCCAGTAGTTCTAGAAGCATCTTTGAATTCTACTGCTGTCTCTTTAATGATACCACGAGCTAAACGGTTTGTGTCTGGTTCATCTAACAAATTGCGTAAAGGATACTTACCTTTAGGATCAGCAAACCCTTGAGCATCAGATCCAGTACGATCTTCTGTAAGAGCAGCTTGCTTATTCGGAGGCAAGTACTTTACTTCTGCGCTAGAGTAAGTTCTAGTTTCGTCAGCAGCTGGCTTATTAGTAGAAGCTGGTAGTACACCTTCACCAAGGAAGTACTCATACATGATCTTTTTCTTTTCATACGAAGAACCAACAGCATTTCCTGTTCGCTTCAACGCAGTTTGAAAATAATCTGGACTATCAGGATTAGCTTTAACGTTCAACTTGTAGAACATCGCTGTAGCTGCAGCTGAGATCTCAATGTTAGATATCAATAGATCTGGTTGTGTACTAATTGGAGCGTTAACACCAATCTTCTTTAACTCTCTTTCAAGTTGCTCGTATAAAGATCTACCAGTGATCTGGTTAAAACCTCTGCCGTAGAACAACGCACCATCATCTGGCAATTTGTTTCCAGCACCTTTACCGTTCTTATAGTTAGGACTATAGAGGAAACGGAAGAAGTCTGCTCGACTTCCTTGCCAGCGAGCATATGTCTTTGCCTTTTCTGGCTGCGACGAAAACACACCAGGAAAAATCTTTAGTAAAGCATCTTCTGAATAGTTGTAGCCTTCTTCTAAAGGAAGCCAAGCTGATTCACCTCCACAGATACCAAGTATAGATGCCTTCGCGTACTTGCTAGTTAGACCAACTTTGTCGCAAGCTGAAATGATAGCTTTAATACATTGTTCTTGCTTAGTAGCATTTGAAGCGTATTTAGCTGGAGGCTTAGTTGGAATAGCTGACTTTAGAGTAGCATCGGTAGCAGCAGATGGATTACCAGATGGTGATTGCGCATCTGGTGCCATTGCTTGAGCAGTTGGTTCTACTTTTGCAGGCGTGATAGTTGGAGTACCATCTTTATCAGCACCAAGTGTTTCAGACGCTGCAGAAGATTTTCCGCCAAACAGACTGCTTAAAGCACTTGTGATAGCATTTGTTGCACTACTTACTAGATCGGTACTTTCATTTTCTCTGCCGGTGCTTACTTGTGCGCCATCTAGAGCAATCTTTTGAGCAGCTTTACTTTGAGGAATTCCACCAAGAGATCCAAGCATGATTGGCATCTGGTTGTCTTTGTCCTGAAACATAACAACTACCCAAGTGCCAGGAACTATTCCAACTGGCGTCCAACCAATGCCGTTGATTGCAGCGGATGTAACTGGCTGCATAGGATACGCCCAAGGGAGATCCTTAGTTGGTAATGAATTTTTATCGTCAGTGTGAAGACCAACTACACGAACTTGGCATCGGCCAAGCTTTAGTGGATCGTCTCTATTTTCAACTACGCCTACGTAAATCATTGTTCACCTTATTTTGTAAATGACGAGATGTATGAGTCTTTGACTAACTCAATTGAGCATTGATGCTGTGTTCTGGTTACATAATGGTTGATCGCAGAGACCATGTACTTACCAGAGAAGATAGCATCTAGCTGTGATTTGTTACTTTCAGTTTTAGTCAAAGGTTCTATTTGAAAAGAAGTGATACGAACAACTTGACCTACAGTGTAGTCAAATCTGCCCGGTACGTTAATCTCTATTCTAAAATCACCACCCTGTTGAATTTCAGAAATTCTTTTTTGGATGTATGAGAAGTTTGTGTTGCTTCCATAGTCAGTAAAGTTTTCGTATGGATTTGGAGCATACAAAATCTTAGCAGTATAGTACATCGGTATCTTGTTATTTACCAACGGATGATCGTTAAGATGCTTACGCTCTTTGAATGATGCGAAATAATCGAATGGTTTAATCTGAAAACGCTTAGTTGTGATGTCATAACCAAACGCGGCCGATGCCATCATACCAGAATTCAATCTCTTGACCAAGTTGAATCCATTCTTCAAACTAAACTGTGTGATACGTTGATAATCCCTATTGACGTCACGAGAAGATCCGCCTGTTGCAGAAACCGATTGAGTAGAGTTATCGTATCTAAATTCTTGTGCTACTGTCTCTGATTTAGCCAATGTTTCTAAAGAACCAAAGTTAAAACCATCTCGGTTCTCAAAGAAAATGTAAGATGGTGAACCAGTTTCGTTTAACGCGTAGTCTGCTAAGTAGTTCATGTTTCTTACTGGAGACCAGTAATTAGAAACGTACTTTACTGAATTCTTTGTTGGTTCAATGTTTAACTTCTTAACGACATCAAACTTAACTAGATTATCAGTCAGCACTTGCTTTGCTACATCTGAGATTTTGCCTTGATACGACTTGCTCAATTTAATATTGATGTCTGCTATAGATTCTTTTGAAATAAATGCAAGTTCATATACAACACTTCTATCACCAACGAATTCTCTATTCTTGAATTCACTGATGTAGAATTGGCCTTTGATTCTACCATTCTTATCTTTTAGAGTTGGTGTGTAGATATCCAAGTCCAGTACTTCTTGACCAATAACTGGAAGCGCATTCATGAAGTCTAATGAGTCTTTAAACGTAAGAATTCCAGTGATAAAAGGGCTGAACAGATCTTCAAAGATCTGAATAGAGACAAGCTGGTTTTTGATACTATATGTCGTAAGGTCATACGACATTAGATTGGCCTTTTCAATCGTAACGTCACCAGCAAAATTTATACGTTCAGTAGTCATTTATGAAACCAATGCATCGAATTCTGAAATGATCTGCGACAGATATCTCTCTGGAACAATCTTAATGGTTCGCTTTTCTTCATTCTTAATCATCTCATATTCATAGTTAGTGACTAGTCCATAGTTTGCAGCAACTGTGAATGATGTAACTGTTGAAGAACCTAAGAAAGTTTCTACGTAGTTACCATCTGCGTCATCATAATAGTTATACACTTCAATAGGATCGCCTGGTTTAAAGTCTCCAGTTGTCATCATTACTGTCAACGCTTTAGTCTCGGGATCAATAGATTCTACTCTACCCGCGTAGTATCCGATTGCAGTTTTACGACGAATAACAGAACCAACTTTAATTAAGTCGTCTAGAAGCATTAGCTCGCTTCCTTCTTCATTAGTATTCTCAATCACGACACTTGCATATCCATTAGTAATGTATCCGTTTATGTCCACAAAGTATTTTGCGTCATTGATTCTGCTACCATACTTTCGTAGCATTGCTTTATCGAAGTGTCTTTGACTTAAAGCAAAATCTTCAATGTGATCGTACCTTTGATTTAGAAGCATTAAGACCCAGTGATAATCTGGAGTACCATAGACTTTTTCAGAAACCATCTCAATAGTTTCTCCATCTTGCATCTGATAAGTCTCATATACACTGATACTCTCAATGAACTCTGCTTTGAATCGTAAGTTTCTAGTGATGTCTTTTACACCAATGAACTTATTAGCGCTATCCTTTACAGGAAAATCATAAAGTACTGTAGGAAAGTTTTCGAAATACATTGATTAGTACCCCTGCTTGATTTGATCTTTTGTAAGAATAGCAAGTTCTACGAAAGTTAATTGTACGTTGATTTGCGTTGGAGCCCCACCACCTACACCAGACATAGCTCCAAATGTGTTGAACATACCGTTTGGAGTATAGTTAATGTTCATGTCTTTCAGCACGCACGAAGTGTGGCGATGTAGATACTGGTTTTCAGAACTGCCGTGATAATAATGAATGTCGAATTCTGAAGGATATATGAAAACAAACGAAGAAGAATCCTTAAACTCTGGATGCATGTGATACTTAAACGTATCGATGATCTTAATAACTGCTTCTAATTCTTCAATACTCTTTGGAGCAAATTGATAGTCAAACGTGAATGTTCTAAAATCCACACCCTTGAATAACTGCTCTTTCTTTGGGTTTGGTGCAAGACCAGACGCAGCAGACAATCCAGATCCAAGACCGCCTGGAGCATTTAAAGCTAATGCAGTTGCTACACTAGCAGCTGGACCAGAAAGACTTTGCATATTGACAGATCCGTCTTTGACAGACTCTGAAAGAGATTTCATACCACCTTCAGACAACATAGCAGCAGCTTGAAACGCACCCGTTTCTTCTTCATTCCAAGTAGCAGAATATCTAACACTCAACGCATTTGGCACGTGCAATGCAATCGCTGACTTAAGACGCTTTTGTTGTCTAGACAACTTACCACCAGTTGCTGCAGAAACAACAGCAGCAGAAGCGCCACCGATAAATGCACCAGCTGCACCACCAGCTCCTCCAGAACCACCAAGAGATCCTAAGATCGTACCAGCAGCAGCACCAGCTATTGTAGATCCAACAATTACATTATCTGTTTGTAATCCAATCTGATTGATACTAGCTCTCAGTCTTTCATCTGCAGCAACGTTGACTGTCTCATTATTTTTGTCTTGTAGTAGCTTTGAGTCTTCTGCTACGTTGATGTAGAATATAGCGTAATTGTTACCATATCTTGGAAAGCCGTTATCTTGCGCGAATAGATCAATAGGATACGTCAAGTTAGCAACATCATACTTTCCGGTACTACTGTTAGTGTCGAATGTTGTCTTAGATGATCCAAACGGAGAAGAGTACTTTCCCATAGCCTGCTGCATGGACGCCGATGCATCTTTCGCAGAGGTTACTAGTTTATTCTTAATGTCTTCAAGTGCCATTGCTGGTTTCCTAAATAGGTTAGGTGTAGTGCTTTATCAAATATTTATATGTACCACAAGAGGAAATACGTCCCAGTTAACGTACAAAAGTACGAAGGAGACCCGACTAATATCATCCTAAGATCTTCTTGGGAGATACGCTTTGCTGCGTGGTGTGATCGTACACCATCTGTCGTCAAGTGGAAGTCTGAAGAAGTTGTAATACCATACATTTGCCCAACAGATAACAAGCGCCATAGATATTTCGTAGATTTCCTTATAACTGTTAGAGGAAAAGACGGAAAACTGAAAACGTATCTAATTGAGATAAAACCTGATTCTCAGACTAGACCTCCAAAAGTAGGTCAGAGAACAACAAAACGATATATCCAAGAAGTGATGACTTGGGGCAAAAATGAAGCTAAATGGAAAGCAGCAAACGAGTATGCAAAAGATAGAGGTTGGGAATTCAAAATTCTAACAGAACACGATCTTGGTCTAGTTAATAAATAAGTACATGGCCACTAACACAACACTACAAAGTATCTTTGAGAAGAATCGCTATGACTATAACATAGTGAAAAAGTCAAAGACATGGTTTGACCAGCAAGCTTTGCTTCTCGCTGGGAAAGGCATTACGCCTAAAAAACTTCTTGCTGATAAATCTAACACTTTCACGACATCGATTTTTCCAGGCAATCTATACATGTTCTATTATGATCCAAAGCATAAAGACACATTGCCATACTTCGATAGATTTCCAATGGTGTTCCCTTGGAAGAAAACTGAGGGCGGTTTCATAGGACTAAACTTGCACTATCTTCCATACGGTCTTCGAGTAAGGCTTATGGATAAACTGATGATTTTTAAGACTGACTCTGCTATGACAGAGCAAACTCGTTTGAAATTCTCATGGGGTCTCATCGATGGTGTAGCTAAATTCGCTCCAGCTGCTCCATGTGTCAAACAGTATCTGACAGATCATGTCAAATCCCCATTCATCAAAGTTCACGCTAAAGATTGGCCTACAGCAATGATGATGCCTGTTGAAAGCTTTGTCGGAGCAAGTCGCCAAACTGTTTGGCAGGATTCGGTTAAACAAATATGACAACACAAACACTACGCCAATTCATTGGTCATGTTAAGCAAGGTCTTGCTAGAACATCTCACTATAACGTAAGTTTCAAAAGACCTACTGTTGTAGATCAGAACCTCTTCAATAATGCTACACTTGAAAAGGTTCTTTTGTTCTGTGAGCAGACTCAACTTCCTGGAATGAACATACAAACGTCTCCGATTAGAACTTATGGCGAGACTATTGAAATGCCTAACGACAGAATGTTTGATCCAGTGAACTTTACATTCTACGTTGATAAAGAAATGAAAGTTAAGATTTTCTTTGATCAATGGATATCGAATATTCAGAGCAGTCAAAGCAGACAATTCAATTTCTACAAAGACTATACTGTCGATGTAGATATCGAAGTTTATGACGTAGCTGAAAACTCTCGATATAAAGTAGTTCTAAGAGAAGCATATCCAAAGACTATTAGTTCAGTTGAAATGAACTATGGCGGAAAAGATGTAATGCGAGTACAAGTGACAATGGCATATAGATATTGGACTACTAGCCAAATGATCAGTGAAACTAATAGCAATGGACTGAAACAGCCAACTGGACTAGGAGCACTTATCGCTAAAGGAATGGAAGTTCCAAACAAGATCTGGAACGCATATAACACTGGTGATTGGCAGAACACACTAAAATCTATGGATCTGCCATCATTATTCTAAGAGAGCAACAAAGTGAAAATTGACGACAAACTATCTAATGTCTTTGATATAGAACCGGTTGAACGTACTACTGGAGAAGTGATTGAGCTCAATCCACAGCCTATCACGGATCAGAAGAACGAAAAAATAGAAGCAGATTACGACTACACTCGTAATAACTTATACAACTTGCTGCAGAATGGTCAAGACGCTCTTTTGCACGCTCTAGAAGTTGCTAAACAGTCTGAACATCCTCGTGCATTCGAAGTTGTTGGTAACCTTATGAAACAATTAGCAGATGTAAACGAGCAGTTAATGCAATTACATCAGCGAAAACAAAAACTAGATACACCTGCTAAAGACAGTGGTACTGGCGAAGCGAAACAAGTGACAAACAACAACGCTATCTTTGTTGGTAGCACTAGTGACTTGAACAAAATTATTCACAATATGACTAAAGGAGAATGACGTGGCATTACCAATTAACGCTACACCGGTCTATACTCTAACTATTCCTTCTACAAAGCAAGAAGTAAAGTACAGACCGTTCTTAGTGAAAGAAGAAAAAGCTCTATTGATTGCACAACAAAGCTCTGACGAGACTGTGATGATCGACACTCTTAAGAATATTCTTAAGGACTGTATTAAGAGCAGCGATGTTAACGTAGACAAACTTGCTATGTTCGACATCGAGTATATCTTTGCTCAAGTAAGAGCAAAGTCTGTCGGAGAACTTGTTGAACTTATCTTTAAGTGCGACACGTGCGAAGACGAAAAAGCTAAAGTGAAGATCACGTTCGATCTTACAGACCTAAATGTAGAGTTCCCAGAAGGTCATAAGAATCAGATTGAACTATTCGATGGCGTTGGTGTACAGATGAAGTACCCAGACTTAGCATTGCTGAAGAAAGCTAAGGACGCTAAAATTGAAGACGTGAATCAAGTATTTGATGTTGTGATTGATTGTATTGACTTCATCTACACAGCGGATGAAGTATTTCATGCTAAAGAACAGTCTAGAGCTGAACTGATGCAATTTATTGAAAACCTTACATCTGAGCAATTTGCAAAGATCCAGCAGTTTTTCGAGACGATGCCGAAGTTAAAACAGGCAGTTGATTATAAGTGTCCAGTTTGTAACAAAGACCATCACAAGTATCTTGAGGGAATCAACAGTTTTTTCTAATGTGCCTTTGTCATGACGATCTGCATAATTTTTACAAAATGAACTTCGCGCTAATGCAGTACCACAAATACTCGTTGGTAGATATTGAAGACATGCTACCATTCGAACGCGAGATTTATGTTGCAATGTTGATTAAGTTCCTCGAAGAAGAAAAAGAACGACTAGAGAGTAAAAAATAATGGCAGAATTCAGAGACCTAATAACACTTCAAGAAAGCAATATGGTACCAGCCAACAAGAACGTTGGCAGTGCACTTATTCAGAAGAGCTTAGAGCGCATCGAGATCATTGAAGGCGAAGTCCTTCCATCTCTTGATGACAACGGCAGTAAAATGCTCAATGAGCTTAAGAAGCACACCAAATTGCTTGAGGCTATCTTAAACGTACTCAAATCGGAAGACGCTGAGTATTCAAGAGAAGATCGCCAAGAAGCTCAGGCCGTCGCGACAAAACAGGCAGACGTTATTGACAAAATCGAGGAAAACACTCGTCCTGCAAAAGTAGCAGGTAAAAAGCAAGACTTTACTTTAGGTGGCGTTGGTACCGCTATCGCTCTTGCTTTAGGTGCAATTGCTGGTGCCGTACAAGGATATGTAAAAGCATTAAAACTATTTGGCAGTGGACTAGCTAAAGTCATTAACTATGTTGTCGACTTCTTTCCATCTATCAAGAAAGCTTTCTCTGCTGTAAAAGATGTCTTTGTAAGTGGTGTAGAATTGTTTAAGGGCGCGTTCACTACATTCGTCTCGAAAGCTACTCAAGTATTTGATAACTTAGTTGGATTCTTTAGAAGTATCTTCGGTGGCGAAGGTATATCTAAAGTTGGTGCAATATTCTCTAAAGTAAAAGGCGTCATTACAGGTTTCTTCGAACCTATAGTGTTTGCGTTTAAAGAAATTCAAGCAGCTTCTTCAACAGTGACTAGAGCTGTTGGATTTGTCGGAGATGCTATCTCTAAAGTAAAAGGCTTCTTCACTAGCATCCAAGAATTCTTTACATTGATAGGCGGCAAGTTAAGTTCATTCGGTAGTATCTTTGGCGCAACTGCAAAGATTGTAAGCAAACTAGCTTATCCTCTAACAGTTATCATGACTATCTGGGATACTGTAAAAGGTGCAATAGAAGGATTTGAGAAAGACGGAATCGTTGGTGCTATCTCTGGAGCTATCAAAGGATTCGTAAATTCTCTTATCATGGGTCCATTAGACCTATTGAAAGACGCCGTAGCTTGGGTGGCCGGAGCTTTTGGATTTGACAAAGCTAAACAGGCTTTAGACTCTTTCTCTTTTGAAGGTCTAACTACTAAAATAATAGATTCAGTTTTTGGTGTTATCACAGGTCTAACTAACGGCATCGGTGATTCAGTAGACAAATACATTATTGAGCCTATGACTAACGCATTCGCTTCAGTCAAAGACTTCTTTATTGGAATAAAAGATTCTGTTATCGGAATGCTGCAGGGAATTAGTATTCCAGAGATTGGTTTCACTATTCCAGTTATCGATAAGAAAGTTTCAATAGGTCCATTCTATCCGTTTGGAAAAGCTCAACCTAAAGCTGCTAGTGCATCTGGTGCTGCGGCAGCTACTGCTGCCGAACCAGTAAAACCTGCACCTGCTCAGGCGACCGCTGCTGATGGCGCTAAACCAGTTGCTGCAGGTTCAGAAGCTGTTAAACCTGGAGTAGGAACTGCTGGTACTGTATACTCTCAGTCTGCACAAAATGCTCAAGCAGCTCAAGCTCCTTCAGCGTCTGGTTCTAATGTTGTTGTTGCTCCTACTACAAACGTTAGCAATAAGACTACTAACAACGTTGTTAGAATACCATCTCGTCAATCTGATCCTATTCTCAACGATTATTTTAAGAGTCGATACGCTTTCTAAGCAAAAGAAAAGGGACCGAAAGGTCCCTTTGTTTTATCAGTCTAACTGATTAGTCTTCTTGAGCGATCTTCTTGAAGTAGCTCATTGCGTCATCATCACCATCGTCGTCGTCATCGGTTTGCACCTTTGCTGGCTTAGAGATCTTGACGTCAGCCTTCTTAACTTCTTGTCGAGCTGGAGGAGTGTAACCATCATCTGCATCAGCAATAGAAGCTGCAGTAGCAGTTGGTGCACTACCTTCAAGAACAGAAGCAAGCTTACGGCTAAGTTCTTCGTATGTTTTGAAGTTCTTGCGATCAGTGAATTCTGACAGCAAGTATTGACGGTTCACAATGCTTAGCAAAGTGTCTTCGTCTTCAGCAACAGGTGCTGGCTCCAAGAACACAGATTGGTCGTAGTTAGGGTAACCATCAACCTTGCGCATACGCAGCTTAAAGTCAGCGCCTTCCCACAGATCGAAAACGTTCACTGGAGTCTCATCTTCGAATGTAGGACGAGCTTTATCCATGATCTTATCGAAGATCTTCTTGCCGAACTTAAACAGCTTGATTTGACCTTCATTCTCTGGATGCTTAGGATCAGAGACGATCAGAACGTTAGCAACATAGTGCAAACGACGTTTTTGCTTACGTGCAATTTCCTTATCAGACTCTAGACCCGAATTCCATAGACGACTATTCAGTTCACCGACAGGGTCGTTTTCACCGATAGTAGTTAAGGAGTTTTCGATGTACCACTTGCCAGTTGGGCCTTGAAAGCCATGACTGAAAACGCGAACCCAAGGGAGTTCATCCATCTTCTCAGTTCCATCGACAACCTTAACGGTGCGTGGAAGGAATCGGATTGTGGCGCTGGCGTTACCAGCTTTGTCTGCTTCTAGTTTCCAGAAGCGGTCGTCTGCGTAAGACTTAGATTCAGACTGTGGATTGGCAACTTTTTCGAACTCTTGAGAGATCTTGCCAAAGTCAGAATTGCGCATTTTGCGGAGTGTTTGAATATCCATTTTGTGTTTCCTTTGTATGAACGATGTATAAACGTAGTATTAACGTGTGTTTTTGGTGTGCACGATGTCGATTGAATCGCCCATCTCGATGTCGTCATCGAAATAGTCTTCATCATCATCAGCGTACCAACTATTTATAACACGCATTCCTTGGCCTGGGACATTTCGTGAATGTTTTGAGCCTTTAGAATTCTTTTTGTTGCGATCTTCGTCGTCGAAGTTATTGTGATGCTTATGATTGGTCTTGCCCATGATTACAGCTCAGCCAGTTGTTCCTTGAACTTAGTGTAGATAGAATATAGCTTAATTTTATCATACTTAACGAATCTTGTACACTTTCTAATTGTCAAAAAAGAATCGTGCCATAGCATGATAAGAGGTTCCCACTTTGTCAGATAGTCGTCAAAGTCTTGAAGTACAACCATAGTCTCTATAGATACATGGCCGCCTAAGTACAAATTAAGTAGCTCAGGCATTCCAGTTTCAACAGAGTACAATTGTTCTGCTGGGATTCGGTTCATCTCGAGATGATTGATAATATTTGTTAGATCGTTGGTGAAGTGCTGAGTTCTTGACTCTTTACGTTTCATCCAAGTTCTGTAGTACTCGTCAGATTCATTTGAATAGACTACGTTCTTATGACCATACGCGAAATTAGATACTAAGAACTGAATGAACTCTTGTTCGTTGTCAAACTTCTTTGCAAGTTTTTCAAATAGACCTCGATCATTGCGGCGTTCAAATGCTACTCTAGATCCAGCAACTCTGCCATTCATCTCAAAAACGTCATACTTCTCTGTAGTGAAATGAAGCTTCACTGCCATGAAATACTTGTATGCTTTAAATCCGTCCACTTATTCTTTTCCTACATTCTTCTCTAGCTTTGATTGGAAAATCTGGAGATATTTCTGCAATGTCGCAATTGTATCGAACCGTGTTGTGATCTAAATGCCACAAGTACCAAAACCCTACTCCGAAGTACACAACTATTATAGCAGCTGTTAGCACAAACCCTAGCTTATTCATCAACCCAGTTGGCAGTTTCAGCAAACTTTTTCTCCTGAATAGTTAGTTGTTTGAAAGTCTTACGTGGATTTCCGCACATTATGCAGCCAGGATTCCCGCAGTCCATAGCATGATGTTTTGCTAGTCGATGAGGCTCTTTAACAGCTTTATCTTTTTCAGTAAGTCCATGTGCTTTAGCAATTTTCACTTGCTTCTTCACTTTAGTATTCGTATCATGAATACGCTTAGAATGCTGGATCTTGTCTTCTTCTTTGCTCATAAATTACACCATTAGAAAGAGATAGTAATAAGACACAAACAATGTAGTAAAATGAATTGATTGGTCTGCACCTATTGTAACAAAGAACCAATGGACTTGTTTCTCTGCCCACAATTTAGAAGTAATTCGACTAGTGACGAAGTCTGTGGCAAAGTGCGCTACAGCGTTGAATAAAATCCAACCAATAGAAAGTGGAATCAAGAATCCAAGTGCTATGAATGGGATACTATACATCATCACGTGTTCAGCTAAAACCCAGCTACTTTTGCTTTTGTTCTGTGCATGATAGTCTGACTGAAGAATGAAGTCTCCAATAAAGTGAGCCCAGATAATTAAAACAAATGCCGTGATCATATCAACACTTTCCTAGAGTTTCACTCTTGATCTTATGGTACCATTCAGTTCTGTCTGAAGGGAACTTATAAGCATTATACCATAGTTCTGTAAATGCTTGCAAATCTTTGATATGAAACGTTGCTTCAACTTCCATATAACCAATAATGCCTTCATGATCCATGTTTGGAGGAGAAGCACTATAAGATTGCACTGCTCTATGAAACTTATCTGGCATCAACTGCATCGACATCAGATGCGAATGACAAAGTTTAGTAGTGAGTTTCATACATCTAGGGCTGCGCGCTTAGGGAGTAGATTTGCTTCTCGCATGTCAATTTCGATCTTGTCTTTTAGAGTCTTATTGATTAGAGATTTGATTTCATCTGGCTCGACATAGTTTTCTTCACAGTATAGTAGCACTGCGTCCATGTGAGAGATTTTCTTGCTTGCTGCAAGTTGTTCGATGTGGAGAGAGAATTGAGATGCGTTCTTAAACATTATGCTGCCTTCATGTATTTTTCGGCAACTCTAATGACACGCGAAATTTTTGAATACTCATCGAACTTAGTATTATAGAGCTTTTTGACGGGATCATTGCGATCCACTCGCTCAAGTTTTTCATTAAACATATCAATATACTTATCAAACCATCGATCAAGCTTTGTGCGAGCTGAAGACAGTTCAATGTAGATTTCACGAACACGATCTAAATCGCGTAAGGCTGCTGCCGTTACAATTTCAGATTCTACTGAATACAGATTAGTCATTATTATAGATTCTCCTGAATGAAAAGTTTAGCTGCGGGAACGCTAGCACACTTTACGCCATTCACTGTAATTCTACGGTGTGTGATGATTTTTGCTTCGAAAAGCTTAGTCTTCAAAATCGTAAAATCACTGGATTTCACTTTAGTTGGAACCTCACCAGAGGCGAAGAACATGGTGTCCCACAGTTCGTCACTGGCAAGTTTCCTCAAAAAGTAATTATTGGCTGGCATAAAGTTCTCCACAGTATAGAGATATTATACCACATCCAAGATTATTTGTACACAGTTTTAACTTAGTTTTTCTGGCAATTCAGCTTCTGCCTTCTTACGAGGAGTACTAGCTTTCTTTGCAGAAGCTCCTTTGGCTCGAGGAGCTCGAGATTCAGTTTTAGGAGCTTTAGATTTGATTCTAGATTCAATCTTCAAATTGATACGTTTTACAACTTCTTCGCCATCCATCCAGATGTCTTTGTTGTCTAGCATAGCTTTGATTTCATCTTTAGTAAGGAAACCATCATAGATCTCATAAAGAAGTCTCTCAGACCACTTACGTTCATGAAGCAACTGATCGATCATTTCTCCACCCTTACCGATAGCTCCACCAGAATAGTTATGGAACATAAAGACTGAATGTGGAGTAACTTCAAAATTGTCTGCGCACATGAAGATCATAGTAGCAGCAGACATACAAGCTCCTTCAACAGAGATAATCTTAGTTGCAGGAGACTCTGTCAAAACTCGCAAGAATTGAATAGCTGTGAATAGATCACCACCATACGAATTGATGTAAATCTTGATGGCATCATGTTCACCGGCATGACGGATCGTGTCAAACCACTCAACATAATTATCAGCTGACTCAATCTCTCCAGTGAGATAAAACTCATGTAGAGATGCAATCGGCTTCGTGTAAGAACCATCGTTCGATGGTTTTGTTTTCTTAAGCAGTTCTTGCAGATCCATAATATACCTTTGTTAGATTATTTTTTCGATGAAGCGGCGTAAGCAACACAAACTGTATCAGTGCTATGAGTATATGAGCATCTCACAGAAAGTGGATCCATGCCTTTTGCAACAGCTTCGCTAATGTTAGTTGACATCAATTTTCGGTCATTCACATTGTAATACGCAATTGAACTAATAAATGTCACCACAATGATACTTATACAAACTATAGCAGTAAGTACGTTAAGGTTTTCTTTCATTACATTTCTCCTAAGGATTCAGAATCTCTTTTGCTTCTATAAAAGATGTGGCGGCCGATCTTCTTAACTCTTTCGAGTCTCCAACCAGGATTGACGTAATCAGCATGATAGTACGTTGCACCTTTCGTCACGTCTTTTGACATATCATAGTTTAGATACGTCGCTGTTGCAAGCTTCAGAATTTCATTATACACATCTTCGTTAATTTTGGACAATTTATTTTTCATACCGACCCATGAGAATTGATATGTTCGTCCATTATTTTGATGTACGACACCACAGATAGTGTCTGCATAATTTCCAGACAAAAGCCTGTTCATTGTTACTGAAGCTACTGCCATCCAACCAACTCTTGATTCGAATGCTGCTTCATAGTAAATGTTGTTAGCCAAGCATTCAACTTCACGACGCTCTTTCTTAGAGAGCTGATTGAATGAGACTGCTCTAGATGGGACTACTTCTTCGTTAGTCGACATCAGATTAGGAATATGATATACATTGTATGATGACATTTGAAAGCCAGTCATCATTATAATAAGTGATAGCACCAATGCGCCAAGGAGCGCTATTTTATTTGTGTGCATAATTATCTCCTTAATTGGTTAAAAGCGAGAGACGTCAGTGCCTCTTGCCCGATCCCTTATCAGGTGGACTTTTTGCCCTTTGGATTTTCTATTGGGATTTGAGATACGAAGTTGTTCAGAGTAGTAGCTTTACTAATAATCTCTGCTTCGTTTGGATAGGCTGGGTAGCCAGGATGCGACGGTGACGGAACACCGGTTTGTTTAGCTAACTCGATCTGTTGTTGCCAGTTGCTGTCAACGATCTGACGTTTACCATAATAGTCTTCTGTTAGCATATCGCGAGCCATTTTCAATAGCTCAAGACGAATCTCGAATGGTGACATAATTTTCTCCTTGTGTGTCATGTCTGTGTGTAAGTGGCCGAGTTGTCCAGTCCCGGCCAACTGGTTTAGTATTTATCGTTCAATTAGAACTTATACTTAAGACCGAAGGCTACATTAGAGCCGTCAAATTGTTTGACTCGATCTTGCAAAGCGCCTTGGTAGCGATAATCAACCGTTGCAGATACAGTCTTTGTCAATGGAACATCGACGCCAACACCAACAGCTGCAGCCCAACCATCAACGACAGTTGCATTGTCTAGATAAGCTACGCCAGCTTTTGCAGCAACAGTTGCTTTACCAACGCTGAACAAGCCATAACTTCCACCTAGGCTAAAACGATTCTGAACAAAGTTGCTTGGCTCTGTACGTTCGAAACCTGCGATCAAGCCAACGTTCTTGCTGATCTTTTCAGTAAGTGTAATACCGACAACATTCTGATCAGTACCAGCAAAGTCACGACCTGCAGTAATACCAACTTCAGCTGCCATTGAGGCAACAGCGGCGAGTGCTAGGGCAGATGCAATAACGATTTTCTTCATGTAAACTCCTTTTGTTTGTAAAGACCGGTTTCTCCACCGATCAGTAATTATTTTACAACAACTGGAGTTTAATGTACACTTATTTTGATGTTGCGCGGAATGTACCATCCCACTTTTGAGGTTTGCCTTCAAGTAAGCGCTCTAGCATAGCGTCATAGTAAGCGGTTAGCTCTGGGCATGCGTTCTTGCAATATGGAATAGATTTGATAGCTTGATCCCAGTCGCCTTTGTAGTAGAATTCTAAGAACTCTCTATGCAGTTCAGTTTCTACTCCGAGTGTGAAAATCTTTACACCCATCTTCTTACCTTTAACTGCAATGCAATCAAGCTCTACTACACCATACTCATCTTTTACTTGCTCTGCTGTCTTTGGACCAAGCACAATTTTTACGCCGTATGGCTTTGACTGACCTTCTAATCTCGAGGAAAGATTAACTCCGTCACCCAAGCAAGTGTAATCAAAACGCTGATCAGACCCCATATTCCCAACCACGACGACATCAGTATTGATGCCAAGACCCATGCCGAAGGCAGGGATACCCTCTGCTGTAATTTCTCTGTTAAAGTCATCTAGACTCTCCATCATTTGCAAAGCTGTTTTAACTGCAAGCTTTGCGTGGTTAGGCTCGTCAAGTGGCGCATTCCAAAATGCCATCTGAGCATCACCAATATACTTGTCTAGAGTACCATTGTTTTCTATAATCTTTGCTGTCATAGCTGTCATATAACGATTCATGATTTTAGTAAGGCCCTGAACATCTTTACCGTAATGCTCAGAGATAGTTGTGAATCCACGCACGTCAGTAAACATAATTGATAGTTCGCGTGATTCACCACCAAGAGTAAGAAGTTCTGGATTCTTTTGTAGCTTCTCTACTAATGCTGGACTTAGATATGTTCCGAACTGTTTCTTGATCTGGAGCTTTTGGCGCAGCTCGACAAGGAACTTAACAATGTATCCGTGGAAGCTAACAAGCCCAATGGTAAGAATCGGGAAGACAGCATCAATAAGATAGCCAGATCGTAAGAATAATTCAACACCTGCATAATAGGTAGTGAGTCCAAGAACGATTGCGAAGATGTAGCCATGTGTAAACCTCGCCAGATAGATTGATAGAATAGATGCTACTATAATAAGTGCTAATTCTGCTGGTAATGCCCAGTCGGGTCTAGAGATAACACTACCAGATGTTACTGTGTCTAATACTGCAGCTTGAAGATGATGTGGGTATACTGCGCCAATTGGTGTTGCGACTGGGTTGTTGAGTCCTTTTGCAGTAAGACCGACAATGACGATACTTCCACCAAAGTCTTTTGGAAGATTAGCTGCCGAATGTTGTAAAGGCTTTGACGACCAATCGACCCAGATACGACCCAGTTCGTCTGTGGTGATTTTTCCAAACTGTGGAATACGGACGGCTTCAATTCCAAGTTCATTGACTTTAACTTGGAAGCTAGGGTCTCCTGATGCGACGCGCAGTGTTTCCAAACTGATGCTTGGATACAACTCGCCATTTGCGTTGACAACCATTGGAACTCGTCTTGTGACGCCATCGACTTCAGGCAGAGTGTTAACAACACCAATACCAGCAGCGCTCGTGTTGTACGGCGCATGGTTAGGTATAATGGAAGCATACTTAACTCCAGTATCTTTAGGATCTCCACCGATGACCGATACACCCGGTCTAAATATCTGCGTTACAGAGTCAGTGATTTGAGGATTAACGTCAGCAACATGTGGTAAAACTACAGGCGCTTGTTTGAGAGTAGATACTAGTTGAGAATCTTGACCAAAGCGATCACGCTCAGGCATATAGATGTTAAAGACAACCAACCCAGCACCAGAAGAATACAGATTAGCAACCAGCTCGGCATATTGTCCACGAGGGAACGGGAATTGTCCTTTTTGTCGAATATAGGCATCGTCGATGTTGACCACATGTACCTGCTGGCTAGTGGTGCTCTCCTTTGAAGTTATGAGTTGGTCGAAATAACGAAGTCTCACAGATTCAACAAATGAAGGATCTGTCATTCTGACTGCTAACATTAGAACTAGTGTTAGCATCGCCATCCAAGGTGATAATAGTTTTTTCATTGTTGTGTTATACTCACTGAACACCCACCAACAGTCATACAACTTTGCTGAATGGAATATGTTTGATTAGTATTACCTTGCTGAAGAACTGTAATATTGTTAGCTCCACCAGAGTTGGTAACGTCAATTCTAGCAGCATGCGCGCCACCATCTTTTTGGTCAAGACTAACTACGTTTCCGTTACCAGTCATCTTGACGTCAGAGTATTTATTACCTGACCCTAGTTGGTTGTTTAGCAGATTATTACTATTACCACTGATGCTTGTGAAGTTAAGTTTTTCACCTGTGCCTGTCTGAGTAAGATTAAATGTATTGTTACTACCAACTATGACTGTTTCAGTAAAATTGCCAGAAGGGTTTATACCAGTATTTGATTGATAGACTGTTGCATTGTTATAGTCACCAGTCGTTGATATTTTTGCATATTGTTTAATACCTATCTGATCAAGAACAATGTTATTACCATCGCCGCGCACAATTATATCAGCTAGATTATAGTTGCCACTTTGCGATGTGGTGATGTTATTCATCGAACCTATCTGATCAATGTATATGTCGTTTGCGTATACTTGTCTTGCTCTTGCTGCATTCACTTTAGCTTGTTGTTCTGCTGTGATGGCCGCAGAGTAAGATGGAGCAGGTGGAGGGGGTGCAGATTCAGTCGCTCCAGCAGTTCCTGGGTTGGCGATAGTGCCGCCTGTTTGCTTAGTGCTAGTGGTAGTGTTTAGTGGATTGTACTGATAAGTTAGTTCACCAATCTGCATACTATCGCAGTTAAGACCACAACCCTGTCCAGCTTTAGTGGTAGGGAATACCATAAAGTAGTAAACGTATGCAGCAGAGTTGTTGACGTTGATAGGCGTTGATGTGTTGTATCTACTATCTGATAGAGTCAGAGAACCTTGTTGAATAAGAGTCCAGCTACTTCCACTGTTACTTCCGTATAGCTTATAGCTTGTTGGATCGCGACCACTAAAATCGTTTGCTGTGGTGATTGTGAATGAGTTCACGACTCTACCTTGATTCAACTCAACGGTGACACCGGCATTCGTTTTATCAAAGTTCAAGTATTTTGTGTATGGGTTTCCATCGAATGCGTTTGAAGCACCCTCATTGTATGGACTGTTGTAACTGGTTGGTGTAACACCTATGATGTTCAGATTAGAACTGTACAATGATATGTTATCAGCATACGCAGAAAACGCTATTAAAAATAAAACAAGAAACTTCTTCATCGTTGCACAATAGTGATTGTTGTATCACCACCTTTGTTTATCAATTGAAGATACGTAGTGCCATCTTGGTTGTATGTAATTGTTTTGTTTTCATCCACTGGGTTTCTTACACACGCAAGATGATTAGGTGTTTGACGACATACATTGATCAAGGACTGGTCATCGTTAAAGAAGTATGTTGCGCCAACAGAAGGATTGAAGTTTGGCAGTAATCTTGCCTCTGCCGATAAGAAGTCTTGCTTTAGAGCAGCTGCATCAGCATCTAAAAAGTTGTACAAGAAATTTATGTCTAACTTGTTTATATCAAGTTCTTTATAGTTCTCTAGCTGATTCTCGTCTAATGCACTATACTTTAGTAAGTCTACATTCAGATCATTCTTATCAAGAATGCTCTTCGATTCTTGGAACTCTTTTTCTTTGATTTCTTTAGGTGGCGAAATAATCAACAGGTTATTGATGTTCGCTTGATCTATAGCTATAACGATAGGTGATGTTGGTGGAGTTGTTAGTGATGATACCAACGTTGCTTGATATGGTTGGTCCATAAACACTTCACCAGCATCATTTTTAACTGTGATGGCACCAGTGACACACTTGCGTTTATCTTTATCACACGATGGAAGTAACATGACGAGACTTCTGCCCAACTCGTCGACTGTCATGGAAAAGTCAGTACCCCTGACTGCAACTGTAGCAGTAGGGGTATTGATTGCGACTTGCTGTGGATTTGTTTTTGCGATTTGACCACTGGCGTAACGAGCAGTACCCATTACGACTTTCATAGCGAGTTTGCCTGTACCTTTCTTTGAGTCATACACAAAGTCATCTACCACTAGCTTGCTCTGCTCAGTGATATTGACTGTTGTATCGTCTTGAAAAGTTAATTTGGCTTTTGCTTTTGCAGTAATGATAGTATCATTCATCTCTACGCCAGATCCAATTTTGGATGGCGTAGAGTTCTTGTTACGTACTATTTCTGTCGGACCAGTTTGTTCAGTAACTTTACCTACTGCTGCAAAGTTAGTTTGACTGATTGATAGTAATAGTGTTAAGATTACCAGTCGAGTTAAGGATAACATTCTGCGCAGTCATTCCAGATTGAGTAACGTTCACTGTGTTTAGGTTACCAGTTAATTCAGCTTTCATCACAGTAGTACCAGTAGAAGCGCTAGTGTGAGTAAAAGTGTTTGTGTCACCTGTAACAGTAATCCAGCTTGTGTGGTTTGCGCCAGCACCAAGGTTTTGAGTAATATTGTTACTATCACCTGTTAAGATTTGTTTGATGTCTGAACCAGAACATCCTGATGCAGATGTTGTTCCGCAGTTAATTACTTTGGTGTTGTTGCTACCGTTTACTGTAACCAATACATCTGTAGCTGATCCATTAACTACCATAGCTAATGAGTTACTATCTCCAATTTGCGAGACACTAATAGTATTTGATCCTGAACCAATATAGATACTATCAACGTTGTCACCGATATTATTTCCAGTGCCTTGTTGAGTAAGTGTAATTGTAGAACTAGATCCAACTTGTTCTACATACACATCATTTGCATAAACGGAAGTCACGCCAAGCAATGCCATAATAAGTGCGCTTGCTCTTAGTTTTTTCATTTCTTTTAATCCTTTGGATTTATTTTAGTTTTGAATTTCCATAATCCTTTTCGCTCGCCGTCTATGATCATTTCATAGACAGCCTGTTCGATTGCTACGCGAACAGCGTATGTTGTAGGTTCATTCAATGCTTGACCACTTTCAAGTTCTAACGACTTGGTTCCAGCGTCGATAAATCTCAACACTCCTACATTGTGTGCAGTACTATAAATGGTCTTACTAACAGCACTTGTTAGTAAAACTTCTCCAGAGTTCACACTCACTATTCTCATGGAGATAATAACTTCATCAACACGGTACTGCTCACTACCACCTATACCAAGGAAACGAGCACCGTTACCACCAGAACGAATGTTAGAATCATAACCGATGATGCCACCCTCGATCATGACACCTGCCACTGTCATTGGCTTTAGAGGAGTTGCCTCTTTTCCTTCATATACTTCTCGTTGGTTACGAATCAACTGACGTTCTTTTATAAGATTGTCTAAACCAACACGTTCAACTACTTTGAACCATCCATTACTGTCTTGCAGTGCCTTGATCAAAAAGACCTCGGAACCCTGCGTAACTGCTGAAGAAAATAATGCAAGTTTGTCATTTGGTTTCTTCTGTCCAGTTTTGTCTTGGAATCCGTAAACTGCAATAGTGATTGGAGGTCCATCTAGTTCTGGAATTCTTTCGACCAGTGTTTTTCTTGCTTCTAACTTAACAGGCTCTTCTACTGATACCTCCATGCGGATACTAGAGCAACCTGTTAATGCTAATATTGCCAGTGTTATTAGTAGTTTTTTCATATTAGAATCCGAATGTTCCGATTGGCACAGTGATAGTTGTTAGTGAACCATCAGCTTTAGTGATCGTCAATTGAACTTCAGTTCCAAGGTTTGTCCAAACTATTTGTGTTCCTTGAAAGTCAACAGTACCACTGGTAGCGCCACCCTCAGCGAACATTGCATCCGCCAGTTGTTTGGATAGTTGGGCATAAATTCTAGACTCTAAGTTGTTGAGAAACTTAGCTAGATTGGTATTGTTCTTGTCACGCTCAGCTTTATCCGCTGCTGATTGAGCTTCATCTTTTAACTTTTGTCTGCGTTGTGCTTCTATTTGTTCAATAGTCAACACGTGTGATGAATACCCAACACCATTGAAAGATGGTGAATTAAATTGGTGCACTAACTCTGCAGCGTTAAGGCTGCTTAAAGGGTGTACTAGCAGTGCCGCCAGGAATATTTTTGAGAGATGCTTTAACATCGTCTAATCCATTTTTGTTTGAAAGATCTATCTGACCTTGTTCTCTTAAAGACAAGATTACATTCACCTTCTGGTTCAAACGGATAAGATCATTATCCAGCATTCTAATTCGATCAATCAGATCGACCAGTGTTTTACTAGCTTCGCCGGTTACCGGCTTAATCTCGTTAGTTACCCACGTCCAAACATAATAGACGAAGTAGCCCATTCCACCCGCGGCTACAATTGGGAAACCATATTTGTTAACTAATTCAACTATTTCATTCATCTGGCTCTTTCACTTTCTGAAAAATTATTCTACCATCGAATGTAACATTAACAATGTACTTGTCACCGTTTTTAACGCCAATTGATTTAGCGCTTAATTCTTTATCCATAATAATCGTACCATTTTCTAGTACGTCAAAAACGTAATCTACAAATAGCATTATAACCCCGCTTTCATCTTTAATCTAAAAAGTAAATTCCAAAGTTTCCACTTTACAGTCTTCTTTCTTCGTGCTAGATCTAACTCAAACTCATATAAGTTTTTAGCGATTTGTTTAGATCTGTTCATGTCTAGTCTCTACGCGCGTCAGATTGCTCAGCTCTGGCAATTCGATCCAAGTCTGGAGGAATTCCAAGGGCATGAGAAACCTTAGTATCGATACGGATGACGTCGTGATTCATAGCGGCCACGCGCTTGTCCAATGCACCGATAATACCTTTCATAGAGTTTACAGAACCTGTTACTCCAGCTAAGATAAATTTCAGTGTAAGGAAAACGAAATAGCCTGCAGCCATTGCGGCGGCAATAGGAAAACCTAGTTCAGCGACTAGTTTGAAGAATTCCATGATCTCTCTTTATTATAAGTTTTTTCTTTTAGATCATGATATAAAGCATATCCACTCTTTGTATTTATCGAATTTGATATTCAAAACATCAAATTCTAGGCATAAAAATAGGCTCCGAAGAGCCTATTTTGAGTTTCTGTTGCGAGGTATGTCTTACCCCGATAGCCGATTTATGCAGCCATCAAAAATGCGTTATCGTTTGCATTTACTAGTTTTGCTTGATTTACGGTCATCGCCTACCGTGTTGCCGTCTCTACTATCTACCCCTGTCGAAACCATGGCATCCCCATCAAAAATATATTAGCTGCATTCCTTAGGAATCTCTATTGAAAAGGACAGACCCTCACTAATACACTTTTGGTGGAGATGGCGGGAGTCGAACCCGCGTCCAGAAGTCCTTCGCTTTGAAGGGATTACAACAATTTCAGTTCGGTAATTTTTACATACCGATTGATCTGTATGCTATCATCATCGAGACACTTTAGCCAGACTAAGTTTCTGCTAGGATCTGCCGGATGATAGTGATCTATTTCAAAGGTATGTCCAGTGTACATACCTCTTTGGATAAACTTGAACTTCATGTGTTGCCTTTAATGTAAGTTCTATTTAACATTGTGTGGTTATGATCAGTTGGACCCCAGTCACCGTCTGGATGATAAGGAACAACAATCATATGAGAAGAATCAGTTCTGAATCTATGTAATTCGCGTTCCTCAATACAGAACATGTCTCCAGGATTCAATGGAATCTCTTTAACTTCTCCACTAGAACTATTCTGTACACAAGAGAATCCAGTACCTTCTGCAACAACACCAAAGCGAATACTTGGATGAATGTGGAAAGACTGATTGATGCCAGCTGGAAAGTATAGAGCGTTCAAAGATGGATCACCCATACGTGGAGGATAGATTAGAAGACTATCGCTACAACCGTCAATATAACATAGACGACCACTTTCTTCTAATGGACCACCAATATTGTTCTGTCCTTTGAAACCAACTCTAGTGAAAAACACTGTTGTCCCAGTCACTTTAATCTTGGCAGCATCTTTAGACCAAAAACTGAAGTATTGTTTTTCAAAGGCTTTAGCACCACTTGGAAATACAACTTCGCCTGACGTCACATAGCCATAAGAGGTAGACAGAGCTCTTGTAGTATGTTTAGTCTGTGTGACTTTTTCTGCGATAGAAGGATACATCGTATCCAACATATCAATCGTGTTGTCAATGATCATTTCATCATCTCCACAAAATCATTCTCATAATTGAACATGTCTTCTGTAGGAAGATCATATCTGAATTTCATATTAGTATCTAGTGTACTACATATCTCTTTTTGTTTAACCAATCTAGCTAAACTACCAATCTTTGGCTTATTCATATAAGACGCATCACCATTGACGTCTATGATGTACTTTTTAGAAGCTAACTTAACAGATCCGATACCAATTTCTGGAGATGTAAATTTGTCAGTGTTATTCATAGACCATTGCTGAAATTCTTCGGTGTGGAAGAACGTAGTGTAGTTGTCTTCTATCTTTATAGAGTCTTTGTAGTTAGAGAATGGAAGAATCCTAACATAAACAGACTGCCACTTAATAACAAAATTCACCCACCAAAAGAAGTCATAGATAGTATCTATTTTAATTGGAGCTGCTTTAGTGGTTTTTCTAAGAAGATTGTAGATAGGTTCTACGTACTTAACTCTTTCAGAATCCATCTTAGATGAAAACATAGTTAAGATTTTATCAGCATTATCGTCCACAGATGTATGAAGGTCTTCATACTTGTACATAAAAGCGAAGTTATCATTTGCTTGTGAGCCAAACAACTGATCTGCATTTTCTCCGGTCACGGTGATATACTTATCGTTTCCAACATAGTAAGGAAACCTAAAGCTAGATACACATTCAAATCTTTTAGAAACGTACTTATAATAAAAATTTTCATTCTCTTTAATAGAGAAATCTGACAACAAGACAACTACATTTTCTCTGATGTCTTTATCGCTAAAATTTTTAAGAATAGAGCACAGTATAACCGTTGAATCGATTCCGCCACTATACATTATAGCAAGTTTTCTATTAGAAGATTTTGCAGCTTGCATAAGCTGCTGTGCTCTATTATCTACAACTTGAGCATACTCCATAGAAAAGTTTGGATCATACACCGGCATTCTCAAATGATCCAATACACCAGATTTAATAGGTGTTGTGATTATTCCACTTCGGTCATGAGCAGATACGTTAAGAGTGAACATTCTAAAAAACGTAGAGAAGGCCAATCCTCCTGGAATTTCACGCATGAACTTGTCGTTCTTGGGATTACAAAAAATATCGTAGCTATTATAGAAAATAATTTCGCTCACAATGAACCGCCATAAAAGTAATGCTCTGTCGCAAAATCATTAAGAATCGTAGTTAGATTCTTAATATCGTTTTCTTTACGAATAATATCAACAAATTTTAGTCGAAGATTTTCGCTTTCTGCAATGTTAGCTGACTCTGATTCATACTTAAACACAATAGCTTTAGCAGCTTCACGAAGAGTTCCACCAATGTGGTTTGCATATCCAGAAACAAATGGGAATTCTAAAGTATCATCATACTCAATTCCATTGTCTAAAATACGCTTTGCTTCAATGTATTTACGGATGTATACCGTCTGCTGACCTTGAAGATCGTAGTTAAAATCTTTTCGATAAGAATGTATCTTATCGTGTATAAAGTCTAAGGCAGCAAGCTTTTGATTGTTAAGAATACAATACTCTAGTTGATTCTTGTTTTCAAAATTTCCATCAAACATCCAACCATCGTTGGTGTCGTTAAATCGCATCAACCAACTCTTGTTAGATTCAATTGTGTGAGTCTGCGGTTCGCCTCTACTACTACTGAAATTGTAGCCTTTAATAAAATTGTAATTCCAAATGTAACCCCTATCAAAACCAATAAGAGCTTTTACGCTAGCAGCATGTCTAGCTGCTCCAAGAAGTCGTTTATTCCATGTCAAGGCATTGCATTCCCCGCCGTTCAAAGACATGTTTATATTTTGGTCTTGTCTTTGATCTACAAAACTGCAATACGACAGATAATAAATCTCATTCACTTCTCTTTCACTTAGCATCACAAAATCCTTAATTTAGACTACATATCCGTTATTAGATAAAGTTCCAGTTTCTAAGTATAGCTTAACAGAATCTCTCATAGCAGATACAGCAAGAGCGTGTGTTGTTGGATCATTCCAAACTGTGGATGGATAGACCTTTGATAGTTGAACATATCTATCAATAGAAGTATCACCGTATAAGTGCATATAGCAGTTAATGCTAACTGCGTTGTCATCTGCGACTTCTTTAACCTTGGTTCTAAGAGCTGGCCACCAGCGTACTTGCTGAACGCCATCAATACGACGCATACCATCAATCAACAGAGCTAGATTCTCTGTTGACATTATAGCATTTTCTTTTTGGATTTGATCATCTGTCATTTTGTGTTCTCCTGTAATTGAGATTTAGTGTAAACTTCAATTCCATCTAATTCGGTTTTTTCGCTTACAACTTTGATTGGAAATACTTTCTTCTTTGGTTGTTCTTTGTGCTCTAGTACAGTGCCCCAAATATCTTTGCGTTCATTTGGAAGAACATCAGAGTTGATGAAAGTAGGAATATATCCGTTAGTGATTTTCTCGAACGCTAGAGCAAAAAGTGCAATAGAGTCAGAATATGAATTTGAGCAAGATGTTTCCCAGTACTTTCCATCTAGAAACATACATGCACCTTTACAGATGCTAAGTACTGGGCAGTTTGAACAATCAGGTCTTTTCTTCCAGTGCGTAGAAGACTTAATGTTAACTGCATCAATGTCAGAAATGTTACCAGCAAGATGTGACTCTAAGTTCATAGCAGTTTCAACTGCACTGACGTTTTGGCATGTAAGCACATTTCCAGTTAAATCTATGGCAATGGTGTTTTGTCGATCCATTCCACATTTCTGGCCTAAAGTGTTTGCATCTCTATGGCTCAAAACAGAGTTAACAAATTCATCTACTTTTTGGAGAATACCAGTAAACCCGATTCTTCCATCATTACTGTAGATATCGTTGAACGCAGTTCTGCGAAACTCAAAATGCTCTTTCAAGCTATTCAATGAATTGGTGACACCATCTTCGTCGTATGCGTCAACTAGAGTGCCTTCACCAAGAACAACATTATTGTCGTTGACAAATTCTACGAACCAATCATAAATGTCTTTTCTACTAGTGTTCTTAGAAGAAAGCATTGAATTAAAACTAATTCTGCCAGAAGGCTTCAACATCTTGTATAGATTGAGAACAACTTTCTTCTTTTCTGGATCTACAAAAGGATCCGGACCACGAACAGGTTGGCCAGGACCGTCATGACTGATGCCAATAGAAAAATCCATTGCGTACAGCCAAGCACAAATTTCATTAGTGAGAATAGACCCGTTAGTGATCACTGAAAAGTGTGGCTGCTTTTTCCAGTGTTTGAATCTTTCTCTAAGTGTCTCAGCTAGAGGCTTCATTGTTTTCCAGTAAACAAATGGTTCACCTCCCCAGAATTCAACTTTCAAACCTAATGATTCATCAAAGTCTAGGTTATCTAGTAAAGACATGAAGTTCTCAATATCTTTCTTAGAAGTCTCCTTTGGTCGTTCTACAAATTTCTGAGAACAATAGTCACATGAATAGTTGCATGAAAGACCTAATTGTATCTTAAGAAGATTGATTTTTCTGCTTTTGCCGAAGCCTGTATGCTTATCAAAAGCGAACGATTCAGTAGAACTATACTTAATACGTTGTTCTTCTGGGTATTCAAACGTAAAGTCTTCTGTCCAGAGTTTGTTAGACATGTTGTCATAGAAAAATGTCTTTTTATCGTTCTCAGATCGTTCAGCGTGTATTTCAAAAATCATATTAAATTCCAGAGTTTAGCCACAGTCACAAGCGCAAGCACAGTCACAAGCGCAAGCACAGTCACAATTACAGTTATAAGAAACTTGGTTTGTTGCACAGTTGTATGTGCAAGCGCAATTACAGTTTGGCTGAAGATAGCTAGTAGCGCCATCGCAATTAGCACAGTTGATAGTAGTATTAAAGCAGTTTGTGCATTGGATGTTACCGCAGTTGGCTAATGTGCCTGTAGTACAATTGCCATTATTACAATTGCCTGCAGTGCTATTTGCGTAAAAAGCTAAACCACGATACTGGCCTAGATTATTATATTGGTTAGCGGCCTTAGCTTTAGTCTTGATCCAAGCCATAGTAGACGAATAATTCGAGGCTTGGCCAGTCTCCGTATTGACATTAGAATACGATATAGCATTAGGTGATACTGGTAGAGTCATGCTTTACCTTGAGTGTTTGTGTACATAGGTCTATTTATAGATTGTACCATGTTCTATAGAAGATGTACAATCATCTTCAGGCTTTAGAAACCATGATTGAGTTCGAAGAAACTGTTCCATATCATCTAAAGATCTACTTAGATTTCTACTTGCAAGAGCAATGAAAACTTTATAGCGAGAACGAATGAGCATTTGATCTTGGCCGTTGCACCAAGCCTGATACATCGCTTTAGCATACATCTGCATAATAGACCTTTTTGAAGTGGTCTATTATTTATCAGTGTCCTTTACTACGTCGAAACTGCTCTCTCAAGTCAATGAACTGTCCAATCCAATTGTCGCGTTTTTCTTTGAAGATAATTGGCTCTTCATCATCCACACCCATGATAATCAATAATCTAGGAACTGGGATTCCTGTGCGTTCTTCAAATGCTACAGCATACGCTGCAGTCTGAATGAAGTAGCCTGGAATGTCTTCTTTTGATTTGATACGTTTCGATGTCTTGAAGTCAATCACCGAAAGTTTGCCGTCGTATTCAGCGATACAGTCTACAGTTCCTGCAACTTGTAGATGATCTGAATAGAGCTTAGATTCCAGAGCGTGGATATTGTCGATCAGATCTAGATGAGGCTTCAAAGAATTGAAGACTTGCTGATCAAACATAGTTGCTTCTGGATTCTTGCCATAGAGATAGTCTTCACATAGACTATGTATAGCAGTACCTCTACGTGCAGCTCTTGCAGCAACACGGTTTGCTTCTTCTTCGCCTACTCGAGCTCTCCAAGCAAAGAACTCGTCTTTACCCAATTGCCCTGTAATAGAAGTCACCGACGGATAGGCTTTTCCCGTCGGTGTTTGGTAAACTCGTCCTTGAGGACTATCTACTCGTTTTAGCGTTGGAAGATCGTGTTGAATGAATGTTTTCATTCCTTAATTATACAACAGCTATCATAATATGTACAATCAAGTTACTTTTTAACTGGTACTGCTGTACCTTCAAGTTTCTTGTGTACTTTCATCATTTTGCAGTCTTGCTGAGGCTTGCCATCTTTACCCATTACAACTTTGCCGTCTTTACCAATCTTGTCGATACAGACTTTTTGTGTTTCTGCAGCGAACGACAACGAAGACATTGCTACTAGAAGTGCGATCAAAATCTTATTCATTTTCTTTCCTTTTTGTACTAAATTTTTCTGATGCAGTGAACCCTAAACCTGCTACAACAATATACATCATAGAGTTAAAGAGTTCTGAATCTGCTTTGTATTCGGTAAACAAGTCTACCATAAAAGCTGTGCCGCATAGTAAGAATGCGAGGAATGTTATAACTCGCTTACTACTTACCGAGCCATTGTTTCCGTCTGACATCATACTAGAGAGCCATTTCATTTTTATAACTCAGGTTGTGGAGGTTGCATTGGAGCTGGCTTACCACCAAAGCCTGTTACAATTTGAGGTGTAAAGTTTGGTGCCTGAGCAGCGAATGAAGATGCGAATGCAGCAGGAGAGCTCAAAGGCATATTGCCATATCCACTATTCATAGGAGGATTGAACGATGGAGGTGGAGCAACTGGAGTTGGTGGTTTATCCCAACCTTTGTTTGCTGCGGCTAAAGCTGCTTTCTGTCCTTCTTTATCTCCGCTTGCTAACATGATACCAGATAGAGTACCAGTCAAGAATGTCGCAATAGGAATAATCAACTCAAAGAACTTTTGGTCGATTGGAGAGATAGCATTCAATGGCTGAGTAACGAAGATCAACGAATACAGAACAACGAAAACGATACCGAAGAGCGTCAATGATAAGCAGATACCAATGAAGAACTTCAGACGAGCCATCAATTGCTCTTCTGTGTAGATGTGAGTGTTATTATTTTCCACAGTTTGCTCCTTGTGAAAGCGATCCGCCACCCATAGCTGGATTCGGTGTATTAGTAATTTTAGTTTGTTCATCTTTTGGAGGTCCTAATCTAGGGTCACGTTGTCCTTTAAAGATATGTTCCGGGCATGAGCGGTTCACATCACATATTGGCATCTTACACATGTCTTTATCCCAATTGTTTGGATCTTGACATGGATAACGATATCTATCGCCACTGAAATATGCCAAAGCTAATGGCAACAGTAGAAGAAGCAGTAGCCACTTAACTAATTTCTTATCGTCGCTCATTAGTGGCCACCTAATACGTGTAGAGCATGTTGATAGTGCTTGATACGATCTTCTAGACCGATCGTTCCACCATTGATGCGTTTAGTCAATGTTAGAATATCACCTTTGTCAGCCCATTGGTTTAGATTATTTGTTTCCCAGAACCAGCACGCTGATTGAGCAGCACCTTCAAATGTTTGTAGGTACTCAGAGGCTTCTTCAACTGGGATATTTAGCGAAGCGGCGAACCAGGAATAGTTCTGCTTGCCAGTAAGCTGGATTAGACCACGGCCACAATAGCGGAAACCATCACCAGATTCTTCTGGTCCGTTACCCATTCTATTGGCGTAGACTTTATTAGCGATTGCTTCTTGCTTGTTTGGAAGAGAAGCATAATGATTAGCAATGGCATCGTCTGGGAAGTACTTAGGGAAAATCTTACGAAGAGTTGGAGCTCTGTAATTCAGATTCTCTTTAAGTACCATAAATCCACCGGATTCATGTGCACATTGAGCCACGAACGCTGCTATACGTTCAGGCGTATTTATCTCATAGTCCGGCAAAAGCTGAGATAGAGCTCTATGCCAATGCTCGACGTATGGATTTTTAGGCAGTAATTGCTTTAATTGCTCTAAAGTTAATTCCATGAAGTTCACCTTTCAAGTTAGATAGACATATTTATATCAAATTGATCTATCTAGCTGAAAGGTGAAAAGCTTCTATTTATTCACTATAATCTTCGTATCTCATCTTAGCGAGAATGTAATCTTTGACCAAAGAGGATCTAACAATATCTTCGGCAGTGAATTCAATTCTTGTAAACGCGGCCATGTGTTGTGCGATATCAAAGAACTTTAAGATACCACTCATGTCGTTCTTTTTCTTGTTCAAGTCAGTCTGGCGATAATCTCCACACCAGATGATCTTTGAACGATAACCAACACGGGTCATGACAGTATCGATCTCTTCAAACGTTAAGTTCTGCATTTCATCTACGATAATGATAGCATCGTCAAACGACATACCACGAATGAACGAAGTAGAAATAAACTCTATATGATGTTGCTCTTCTAATCGATCCCAAGCATCACGGCGTCCAAATAGTGTATCACAGATTTGTCTATATGGCTGTTGATAAATCTCCATCTTTTCGTTGACGTCACCAGGAAGGTGACCCATGTCTCGACTTTGAACTGCCGAGCGTACTACGATAATCTTATTGAAAGGATTGTTCTTATCCAATACTTCTTCAATAGCTTTATAGAGTGCACAGAATGTTTTTCCAGTTCCTGCAACTCCGTGGAGTGCTACGAAATAATCTCCTTGCTTATATGCGTCAAAAAACTTCTTTTGGTTTGCAGTTAGAGGTTCAAATGTTTTTAGATCGTCTAGTCTTAATTTAAGATGGTTATTGACTTTAGTTTTAGCAGCTGCTGCAGCTTCTTCAACTTGTCCGTTCACTCCCGCTGATCGTTTTGTTGCCATTTACATTTCCGTAGTTTTGTTAAGAACACTCCCGGCAGCTCGTTTGTGGATTTTATTGAGTACCTCTTTGAATCCACGCTGGTGCTGGTTTAATCCAAGAGCAATTGAGTCGCCCACTCTCGGGGCAGAAAAAATCCTCGACTCTGTTTTAGTCGACTGGCAACTTGGACATGAGTGAGGATCGGATTTTTCTGAAATTTTGCAGCTTACTTCGAAGACGCTTTCACATTCAGTGCATTGAAAATCATAAAGTGGCATAGTGTTTCCATATTGAGAGGGGTACCTAAAACTATATATCGTTATCTCATCGACAATTGCACGACTAGACACACAATAAAAACTATAAGCACAAAAACTAACTGCTGTTTTCCAGTCCACTTATCCATGTCTAGAGGCTCTAATTTTCTGTTTAGCGTTTCTAATGAGTCAATAAGTTCGTTAGTAGACACAATTGGTTTTGATGAAGTGATTGCTTTAGGTTTTGGTTTGATAGTCGCAGTCTTAACATAACGAAAACCATTTCCAAGTTTCATCGTGATTCTTCGTCTTCCTCCAGTACCAAAGTTAGCAGTGATGTCTCCCATCTTAAACGAAAAAGAGGCACCAAGGCCTCTTTTAGAAGATGAGAAATTCCACCAAGACTTTGCGTCCTTGGTGCGCTTTCTCCATTGCAATCCCATTACTTTACCTCAACCCAATCAGGAACTTCTCGGTTCTTCCACTTAAACATATGAGACTTAGAACCGTTATAGTACGCGCGATAAGATTTCACAGTGTATTCTTCAACTTCACGAGGAACTTTGTAGTCATCTGGCATAGCACGCCAAGGCGCTGAGAACTTATGTACAGTAGAGATCTTCATCGGAGGACGAGCTAAGTAGCCAAGCAACCGACCAGACGAATGATGTTTACCATAGCGGTAAGTGTATTCATCTAGCAAGTGAGTCCAAAGCTCGAAAAGAAATTGATAATTAGAGTAGCAGTGCCGAGCCCACTTAGCTGAAGGATGGTTGATGTGTGAAGCTTTATAGATGTTAGCTTCACGCTCGTCGTCAAGAGCCCACACTTTTTGCTTTCGACCAGATTTAGACAGTGCTACACTTTCAACGCCGTCGATAACTCGATGAGCAGTAGAAAGAAGTTGAGCGTATTCAAGGATCATCTTAACTACATGCTTATCAACGTGTTGTTGAGCGCATGTCTTTGGATCTGCATGTAGATAGAAAATGTTCATTTTGTATAATATGGATTGTTCGGATTTCGAACAGGTCGTTCAATAAGTGGCACTGGTACAACGATACGTTCTACTACGACGTCAGGAGAAGTTATAGTAGTTGTGTTGATGTTGTAAGTAGTGCATCCTGATAGTATTATACCACAAAGAAGAATTGTTGTAAACAGTTTCATGAGAGAATCGCTTGTGCTAATAGTTGCATACGCATCACGTCCATAGCAATGTCGTGACATGGGTCGTGCTTAATAAACTTTGAAGCAAGATCTCCTGGCATGAAACCATTGTCTAAATCCATACCAAATGACATACCTTCAATCATTGATCGAGTATCACGAACAGTTCGCCAATGGAATGGAGGAAGCTTTCCAGTGTCTTTCATCAAGTAATCCAAGAACATTGGATCAAAGGTATTACCACGGGTAAATGATCGCTTGATATTTGCAGCGTCGCAGTTATTCACAATGAAAGCATAGAGCTGATCGATTGAGACATCGTCTTTACTTGGGCGAATCTGCTTTTTAGCCTGTTCGCCTTGTTTGTCCCACCATTCAATAGTTTCTTTGCTCATCTTACGATGATACACTGCTACTTGCTCTTCAACATCAAACTTAATGTACTTGCACATTCCAACAAGTTCTTCGAACGTATAAGGATCTTCAATGTATCTCTTGTCATCAAACGACAACATAGCGAAAGATGTAACAACACCTTGGCGCTGGTCTTGACTTAAAGTTTCAAAGTCGTAAATCACACATTTAGTCATACTGAATAACTCCATCTTTCATTTTAACTCTTGGAACGTCGTGCCAAGCTTGTATCACGTTTCCAGTGCCGTGATCGTTATGCTCCCACACTTGGACTTGGAGTGCAACTTTAATAACCTTGTCAGTTTGATCAAGGTGCTCAGCTACTCTAAATTCATAAGACACGGGTTTTACAAACGTAAACGATTGAATTGGAGGGGCAACTGGAGGAGGTTGCTGGGGAATATAAACTTGCTGAGTGTTAAGCTGTATCATGCTACAAGCATCCTAACTAAACCAATTGTGTCGATCGTTGTCAGCAAGATGTAGTTAGCCAACATCCCAAAAGATTTCCGAGTATAAGCAGCCCAAGCATAGAGGCTACAGCCGAGGATCCAAACAGGATACAGAGAAAGTAAGGGCGGATTCGGGACTGTGAGAGCCATTGTGATCGAACACCCAATTGAAATGCCCCAAGCAAGAAGCTCAACGATAAAACGAAAAGGATGAGAACGGTAGTCATCTTTGATCCAAGAAAAAGTGTTTAGTAGTATATCATTCATATGTTAAATGTAGGTTCTGAATCGATAGCCTACGCGTATCCATTCTTTAGCTTTATCAAAATCACCATTGGTTGCTACCAAAGCTTTCTTGCATTCCATCATTGGAGCATCAGTTGCATCTCTAAGGCGCATTACTGTGTCTGCAGTGACAGTTTGTCTTTTTCCATAGTGCTTATCATAGTCGCTTCCTTCTTTAGTCCAAGCGACTGTGCATCGCATCTCAGCACCAAGAGAATCTAGAAAGTTATTCCAACACTTAGGACAGATCGGATTGTTCTCGTCTGTGATTGGAGACTTAGTCCAATAATCCATATCGCTGCCGCCTGCAAGCTCTTCATGCCCGCATTTTGGACAACGATATGGATGACTGTTGTAGTACGCCATTACTGAGCGCCCATCCACTCTAAGTGGAGCAGATGCAGCATACGAATAGTAGCATCAACATCTTTGTGAAGAATAGCAGTGCCACCATGAGCACGATAATTTTCTACGACGTGCTCAGTGTCGTCAATCAGAATGTGCCAAGGTTTAGCATATTCAGCTTTACGAGCACCACCAGGAACAATGTTAGCAGTGTATGAGATACTATTAGCAGCAAGCCACTTTTTCTTTTGCTCGACAACTAGATCGTGCGAATATCCACCTCCAGAAGAAGACAGGATTTCAACTGGAATTCCTGTACCTCTAAACATTTCAACAACACTCAGCAACTTCTCAGCGCCAGGATGCTTTGGAAGAGTTTCAAACTCATTGTCGTCGACAAACTTTTTCCAGTTATTCCAGAAATGCTTTCGCTTTAGATCTTTATCAGTTGGAAACTGACCAAACTTTTCAGCATAACGATGTTCAAGATCGGTGAGAACACCGTCCATGTCAAGATAGATTTTCATTTAGTTTCGCCCGAATTTCAAGATAGAATCGCTGGTACTTTGCCATGCGTTCAAGGTCTTTGTCTGTGACTCCTTTGAGTCGACGAATGTCGCTGTTGTGTCGCAAATCTGCCATTTTGACAAACATTGCATCTCGATTAGAGAACACTGCGTCTTTGTATTCGCCAAGAGTCTGACCACGTTGCTTAGTTAGACATCTCAAAGCATTGATAACTCTTTCAGAGATTCCTGCTTCGCGAAGATCAACATAAGTTGTGTTAGTGTCTTCGACGACGTCGTGAAGAAGAGCCATACACTGAAGTTCTTCGTCGTTAGACTTCAGATAGTGCATAACTTTCAAAGGATGCAGAATGTACGGGTTGCCGCCTTTGTCAAACTGACCATGATGCGCATTAGTTGCGATCAGTAGAGCTTTGTCTAGCATTTCACCTTTTCTCATCATACCTTTTCCTTTCTATAGTTTATTATACCACATTCAGGATTATTTGTACACAGAAAAAGTGTAATACTTTAGTATCAACACATGATTGGACCAAGGCCTGTAGGACAATCTGTTCGTGGGCAACAATATCCCATAGGTCCAGAGAACTCTAGACCACACTTAGAGCACTTAGAAGCTGGAAGTGGTTGGATACTAGGGCTCAGCCAATCTGGTGTCTGAGGGAATACAACTGGGTTAGGTTGTAGTGGTTTGATCAGAGCTTCAAGTCGAGAAACTCTAGCTTGAAGCTCTAACATCTCAGCTTCAAGCTCCGAAAGTCGTTTAGATAGATCCATGTTTAATCCCACAAAGTCTGGAAATACTTACCAAATAGACGTAGACCGTTATTGATGCGATCTTGGTGTTTTTGCATAGCTTCATAGTCACACTTGTAAGTATCGTTTGGACCATGAGTCATAGTGTGAAACTTAGGCTTGCCGTTCTCATCAAGCTTAGTAGTATCTGGTACCCAGACGATGTCGTGCTCACCAGAACGGTATTGTTCTTCCCAATCGCAGTCTGGCTGCAGTTGTTCGAAAGCCCAGATCATTTCATCAAGTACCCATTCATAGCGACGATGAATGTCATATCCACCTGTTACTTCTTCAGCATGATAGAACTCAAAGCATTTTTGAGAATCATACTCTTCGAAAGAAGTAGTGCGCATGTATTCTGGCACATCTTCCATGTCGATATAACCGGAACCGTGTTTGGTTTCTCGCAACTGCTTTAGCAGAGGAAGAATGATGGGACTCAAAGTACTGTCAAGATTCCATGAATCCCACTTGTCAATGTGGATCTTCATTGTGCGCTTCTTCTTAGAGTCAATCCATAGAAGAAGTTTGTAGAACCAAGTCTCTGGTCGATCGCGTTTCATACGCCAGCTGCCATCTGCACTTTCAATCTTCTTATGAAAGCCATGAGCTAGAAACTCGCCAAGCCAATCTTTGGTCTTATAATCCCAGCGATTTTCGATATCTTTTTCTGGGTACTTCTCGCACCAGAAGAAGATAGTGTCTGCAATCTGGTAAGGGCCTACCCAGTTCTTGTAAGGTCCAATATGTACTTTCATTTTATAACTTTCATTGCTGCGTCAAAATGTTTAATCGTGGTTAGATACCAATCTTTAGCTGCGTCTTCAGTTTCGAACATAGGACTTACATGAACGTATGTTTCACCCTGCTTCTCTGTCCAGAAATACAAATAGCTACTAGACTCTGTGTCTCTGTAGCGTATTAGAAACAGCGATAACGCTGTAGGCATAGATCAGCGGTTGCGATCGAAGTCGTAAAAGAATTGGCTATGCTCTTCTGGCTCAATCATATCTAGTTCACCTTTGAACTGATAACCGCATCCACGCAAGAAACTAGTCATTTCAGCAACAACATCATCCCATGTCTCAGCAGAAAATTCAACGCTGTTGCGACGAGCTGGAAAATCTTCTTCAGCTTCGTGCTCACATACAAAAACAAACTTAGGCATTTTCATCTTCCTTTTTACGTAGGGTCCATGACCCATCTTTGTTGTCAATCCATTGGATAACGTCACCGCTATGCCAGTCTAAATCTAAGATCAGTTCATCTGGAAATGGTAGAACATAATCTCCAAGTTCTTCGTCGTATTCTACTGATACAGTGTAAGATTTCTTACACACGATTCTTATGGCTTTCTTGATATTCAGCTTCGTGTTTATCACACAAAGTTCTTACCCAACCACCATGACGAAGCTTGCCGCGTTCACCACACGTCTCACAAGTATGTGCAGCCCATGATTCGGCTATGCGAACCATACCGTGAACTTGATCATCGCCACCTTCGTAGTAGAAACGCAGACCACCGAACTTTTCTTTGATCTGATGCACCTCTACATATTTAACATACTTAGAAGGTTCAACAATGCCATCATTCATGATTTCTTCAGCACGTTCCATGTCCCATTCACTGGGATTTTTACCTTTAGTTGTAACAAATTTTAGAACTGCTTCAGGACCACGCTTTATAGCTCTATTGCGTAGAAGTTCTCTAGCACGCTGATCACGCTTCCACTTAACGTGGTGATCAATATTTGAGCATAACGATTCAATGATGTGGTACCATCCTTCAGAGATAGAGATACCACAATAAACGTTCTTAAAAGAACGAGGATGTTTTTCTTGCAAACGCTTCACAAAAGCGTCGTAAGATTCTTCACTCATTTGGAAACACCTTTGCAGACAATTCGTAAATCAATCCACCAACAAACCATCCGGCTAGGGCTGAAACTGCGAAGGAAGCAACTGCACCTCCAGAAGTAATAAACCCAAACCAGACGATCAGAAGACCAATGCTAAGCAGCAATCGCTTTACAGAGGTGCTCATCATTAGCTCCAGCTAAAACCAGTAGCCTTAACAGAGCCCTTGATTTCAACGTACATGAAAGTCTTACCTTTGTACATAGAAGCAAGACGTTCGCATTCAACACGTGCTTCAGATTCACTTGAATGAACCTTTGGACGACTAGAAAAGCTAACACCAGAGTCAGTGATAGAACCAACAATGTAGCCTTTACCAGAACCAGTTGAAGCACTAGCAGTCATAGACGCAGAACCCATGTTGCGTTTCCAAGCTTGGAAACCAGAATCACGGTCTAGCATACGAGCCAGTTCGTCGGTGCGCATGGTACGTGTTGAACCGTGATGGCTAAAACTCCAGTACTTGTATTGCGAAGTAGAAGGAGCAGACGCCTTTAGAGCACGAGCGTTGCCTTGCTTAGTTGAGTAAACTTGACCAGAAGCATCGACGTGGTAATCAGCCAGATACGAAGCAACCTTGGACAGTGAGTAAAGTTGTGTCATTTCAATTCCTTTTCATAATCAGTTTGTAGATGTATTATACAACATCTACGAATTTAAGTACAAAGTCTTGTGCACGTTGCTCGTACTTTGTATAGCCACGAGGGTTGCAGACTATTCTTGTCTCTCCAACCATGTAGTCAAACTCATCATGAGTATGACCATGAGTCCACAACTTGATCTGAGGACGATCCATGATGAACTCGCTCAAATCACTTGAGTAAGCTCCATTCATCAAGAAGTCATCTCTGTAGTGAGGTGGAGTGCTCAACTTAGTTGGAGCGTGGTGACCAACTACTACAAACTTCTCGTCATGTTTTTCAGCCACTACACTCTTGATGTAATCTAGAGTTTGACGATGACGAAGCGCGGTATCAGCCGGTTTCAGCTTAGTGTAACCCTTCTCGTCGTTCGTGATAGTTCTGTAGTCGTTCATCATGTCACGAACCGAATGCATAGTGATCGGATCGTACTTGTTCATGTCAGTCCACAAAGTACCACCGATGAAAGTGACGTCATCAACCTTCAGAGTCTCTCTTTCAAGGAAGAAGATGTTGGGGTAGTTCACCATATACTTATGAAGAACGTCTAAAGTCTTCTTCCACTTACCACCATAGAATTCATGGTTTCCAGCAACGTAAATCACCTTTGGAAACTCATGGTTGACTTGATCAAGAAAGTCTCTATAGATCGTTGAATTGATGTATCGATGACTCTCAACTGGTGCATAGGGACCAACATCGCCAGGATGACGATCTAGATCTTCAGCAACTAGAATGTCACCTGACAAAATCAGCACGTCAGCGCCTTCAGTGTTTGTTAGATCCAAACGACCGAACTCCAGATGAAGATCTGAACATACTGCGATTTTCATTTCGTTTCCTTAATCGTGATCGTATTCTTCAACGTCAAAGCCTTCACGAGTAGCAATAACTTGAACGTGGTCGTCAAACATTGCTTGCATCACTGAATCCATCTCAGACGATTGAATCAAACGAGAAAATTTATCGCATAGAGCTTTGTCTACGCCTTCTGGTGCTTGTCCATAGCAATCATACACAAAGATTTCAGAACCGTCTTCAGCGGTTTCTTCGTCTCCATTATACTCACCCCAACGAACATTCTCTGGATCTGGAGCATTCGTGAATGAAGCTTCGTTCACACCAAATGTACAAGTGTCACCATCGTTAAAGTAAGGTGTATATTGTGTCCAAACAATAGCAGTTACTTTAGGGTTCTTGTCGAAGAACTCTTTAGTAGTTTCTTTGAACAATGCTTGAGCAGTTTCTTGGAACTTCTTTTGAAGTTCACGCTGTTCAGCAATCAGTTTATCAAACGCATTTTGCAAGTCGCTCATAATCAATCCTCAAGTTTAATGTGTTTACGTTTAGAACTAGCGTTCTTCTTTTCAGTGCCTGACATCCAAGGTTGGATAGTCATGTTATTCAGGTAGTGCTCCATAGTTGGAATGAAACCTAAATCTTGTTGGATGTGGTCTTCTGCAATGTCTCTTGGAGAATACTCTTTCCCGTCCGAATTGATGCGCGTACGACCAAAAATTCGCTCGACAAGGAAACACCCGAATGCGGAATGAAGAATGGCTCGATGTCTGACGTCTGCGACAGCCGCTTTAGTACTGTCGATGAAGTCGTCGATGTCGGCGTAGTCGTCAGAGGTGCCTCCATACTTTTTAGCGTGAATCTTTCCATGTAGATATGCTTTCATGATTATTCACCAAGATTCTTAGTCCAACCGATCTCTAGTTCAGAATAATCAGTTTTGTCCCAACGACGATTGATGTAGTATTCTTGCACAGCAAGAATTGCTTCAGTGAGATAACGAACTCGCTCGTCTTCATAGAATACACCATCACCCTTCGGATTCGCAGTGTAGATAGTCTCACCACCAACGTCAGGCACATCCACTCGGAAGCCACCATGACGCAGACGGAAGTAAGCTACTTGTTGACCAATATCATCAAACACGTCGTACTGCTCTGGACAAGCTCCACAAGTTTGAACTAATCGATAACCATGAATCATGATACCAAGCTTCCACATAGGGATCTTCTTTGGTTGTTCAACTTCAGCAGGTTTAGTCATAACAGTCTCTGGCATTTCAACAGCATAAGGTCCGGTAGAACAGACATGCGATACATCGAACGATGGTACTTCAACAGAGCACCAGCAGCATTTAAAAGTATTCATCAGTTATACCCTAGAACAAAATTAGGATTGTCGTCAATGACCAATTCTACGATTTCACTTTTCCATTTGCTACGATCGTAATGACCAAAAAACTCTCCGCACTTAAAGGAAAGCGATGCGCAGCCCGGAGACATTGGAATGCTACATCCGTGGAATGGACCACCGATTAGCTTCGTTTGAACTTTACCAGATTTGCGCGTCGCCATTACTTTTCTCCAAGCAAGTACTTGTTGCTGATAGCCTTGAAGGTGATACCACCATTCACTTCCTTGAACACAATGCCTTCGCGTTCTTGCTTAGGATTGAAAGTGCTCTTACCTTCAGCAAGAGTCAACAGTTGCTCCATTGGCAGTAGACGTTGGAAAGTAGTGAGAACTGGAACATGCTTCAGACCAATGTTTTGTACGAATTCACGGCGTTCTTCAGGATCCATGTAACCACCGAACTGAATCTTGTACACATCAAAGATGAAGTAGTCAAGAGCACTCAGATTGTAGATGTTTCCTTGAACACCGGGACCGATCAACTCACCTTGAATAGCGATGTCAGCACCGACAGCAAGAAGCTTTTCTTCGATGCCTTGCTCAATAGCAACCTTCCAGAAGCTGTTATTCTCATCACGCTTCAGATCAAGGTTACGGCTGCAAACACCGAACACACCATCAATCACATAGCAAGTCATGCTGCTACCTTCAAGCTTTTCAGTAACTTCAAAGCGAGTACGATTCTCGATGCAGCTTTCAATTTCCTTCTTAAGGTTCTGAACGCGTTCTTGGTCAGTCTTCGGAATCAGACTTGGGAAGTTACCCTTCACTTGACCAGCGAGTTGAGCGTTGACTGGAGCTTCCCACTTTTGAATGTTCAGCTCAGTACTTACATCTTCGTCTTCAGCTGCGATACGACCGACAACAGCGTACGGAAGCAGCAGACCTTGGCTAAGTTGACCACGTAGCTTGACAGTGCGCAGACGTTCACCCTTCACACCAAAGTATTCGCGTGGCTCTTTACCCTTGCTAAGAAACGGAGCAAGCTCAGTCGGAACCCAGCTGTCGATTTCCAGATATACTGCAAGATCGCCAACATTGAATTCATTCTTCTTTACGACAACTTTCCAGCCACCAAGAGTAGCTACTTCAATAGCATCAGCGCCTTCGATAGGGCCGATTGCATCAATCTTTCGAATGCTTGCCAACTTACGCATGATCTAAATCCTTGTTTAATCAGTCTATGGTGTATTATACACCGAACTTGATTATTTGTACACAGGTTCAGTGCATTCTTTTCTTTAGATTTTTGCTAGATGTGACTTGTAGAGAGCTTCTGGAGTAGTCTTTTTCAGTTCTACTAAGATTGAAACTTTAGTATCAATTTTAGCTTGAAGCTTGTCTACTTCATCTTGAGTACACTCGTACAATGGAATATTCACGAACTTCTTCGCAAAGTCTTCTGGTGACACATTGGCTGCAATGAAGTCAAGAAGTTGTTGCTTCGTGCTAGTACGGAAGTCGACTTTACGATTGATCACAAGCTTGATGAATTTTGCTTTCAAAGTAAGTTCATTAATCTCGACTTCGTTCTCATTGATGTCATAAGCGATCTTGTCGCCAAACTTTTCAGTGCGGTACTTTACAAAGTAGTGAATCAATTCAGCTACAGATTCAAAAATCTTTAGCTTACCATCGTAACCAAGTGTAGTGAGAATCTCAGTATGAGTACGCTCTAGTTTGAAGTACTTCAGCTCATCTTTTTCAGCTTCAGATTTCTGTTGGGTGCTAACCTTTACTTCAAAGCCGAAACCGTCTTTAGAACAGATATCGTCATAGTCACGAATCAGATCTTTGTCAATAAGTCCATTCAAGAACTCTACATAAGATTCGCGGTCATAACCAATCGGAAGCTCAGTGATCTTATAAGTGTACTTTCCAATGTACTCAATGATGCCGGTTGTCTTCCACTGGTTTGGAGCGACTTGAGTAACTGTACCTTTGAAAGACGGAAAGCTTGGCGCAATTGGTTTGTTAGCTTTCAAGAACTTTTCTGGATTCTTAAGACATTCATTAGTTGCTTCAATCAATGACTTTACAGAACGTGGAAGTACTTCAGTCTTGAAACCAACAGCAATACCACTGATGCCATTAACCAAGATCCAAGGGATGATTGGAAGATAGTGTGCTGGTTCTGGATTCTCAGGATCGTTAGACTTTGGTGCAACTTCAGTATCAGTGAAGTGCTTCTTAAAGTTATCAGACAGAGAAGCAAAGATATAACGAGGTGCAGCAGCTTCAGGAACTAGACGAGATCCAAAGTTACCATACCCAGTGAAAACTGGAGCGTTGTTATTCCAATCAGAAGCTAGACCTACAGCAGCACCTTGAGCAGAACCTTCACCGTGGTGATAATTCAACTTTGCAAGGCCACCGCCAAGTTCAGCAACTTTGATCTTGTTTCCGCGATACTCGTTGATCATCGAATAGACCAACTTACGTTGTGTTGGTTTGAATCCATCGATCACAGATGGAATAGCTCGGTTCTCAATGGTGTACATTGAGAACTCACGAAACTCAGTATCGATAATGTCTGTTAGATTACGTTGTTCAATCTTCATATTATTCCTTAGGCTAGCAACCAAGCTTTACGTAGATCAGCAGAATCGCCGAAGGCCATTTCAAGTTTATTCAGATCGTCAGCATTTACTTGAATGAGACGAGGATTATTAACACATTCAGAATAGACATTCTCAGGCATAGAACCAAGACCTTTGAAGTAGTCTACTGTGTAACCTTTTAGATTAGCAGCATCGAATTCTTCTTTAGTGTAGAACACCTTAGTGTCTTTGCCCTTTGTGCAGTAGTACAAAGGAGACATCATACGATAGATGCGCTTTTCTTTGAATAGTTCTGGCCACATGCTGAACATATTCAACAGCAAACCAAAGATGTGTTGGCCATCGACGTCAGCATCTGAGAATACGGCGACTTTACCATAGTTGAGATTTGTCGCAGGCTTTCCAAGTTCTAGTCCAATGATAGCCATCAACTCAAAGATTTCTTTATTCTTAATGATGTCTAGTGGTTTCATACCACGAACGTTCAATGGCTTACCACGAAGAGGATAACCACCAATTGTCTTTGGATTACGAACACTAATCAGTGAACCAATAGCTGATAGACCTTCACACAGCAGAAGCATTTTGTTCTCTGGGTTTGGATCAGTTGCAGCAATATGGTTAACTACACGAACTTTAGCAGCGCCCTTTTGCTTCTTAGCTAGTGCCATCTTTTCAGCCATCTCTTTCTTATAGAGAATAGCAGCGATCATTGGATCAACAATCGATGGCGTGTTTAGAATCTGCTTAGAGACTTTGTCAAGATCGATATCGCCAAAGTATGCACTCACTTCAGCGTATGAGTTAGTGATACGTTCCTTAGTTTGTGAATCGAACTTTAGAGCTTTGAAGTTACGACACCAAGCACCAATCAACAAGTGCTGTTTGATCTGGTTAGGTAACACATCAATCTTATGCTTCTTCTTGATGTGAGTTCGAAGATTTTCAATAATCTTGCTTAGAACGAAGTCCACGTGAGCGCCACCGTTCTTTACATAGATACCGTTCACATAAGTGATGCAACGAAATTCTTCTTCGTCTCCAGATGGAGCAAAGATAAGTCCAAAGTCTTCAGTTTCAAATGAGACAGCATCGGCATGGAATTGTTTTGCAACTTGCTTAATGTTCTTGAAGTGAATCTTCTCACCGTTAAACTTAAATGTGATAGTTGGGTAGCTAATTGCAAGGTTAATCAGTCGATCGCGTAGAACATCAGTGTGCTCTTTAGTAAATTCAGTTAGACCAAAGCGAGCTAGATCTGGAGTGAAAGTAACTTTAGTGCCACGTGTACCGCCTTCACTAACTTTCCACTTAACCTTCTGCATATTATCAGAACAAGTTAGCACAAGCTTTTGAGTGCCGTCTGACGTCTCACCTTTAAACGAAGTAGAAAAGATGTTTGTAAGCGCTGCACCCATACCGTTAGTGCCAGCAGTGACTCGCTTAGAATCATCAAAGTTAGAACCAGCACGAAGTTCAGTCCAAGCTAGAACTGGACGTGGTTTTCCATTGACTTCATTCAAAGGAATTCCTCGACCATTGTCTTGAACAGTGATTTCGGTACCAGTTAGATTAGTAGCAATAGACACTTTAATGTCGTTTGCAAACTTTCCTTCAGTACGAATATGTTCGTCAATGGAGTTTTGAGTGATCTCTTCAATCATCTTCATCAGAGCAGGAACGATGTCTACTGTCTGATATTGGTAGTTGATGATACCGGATTGCTGTTCAAGAACGACAGAACCAAGGTAAACCCCTGGTCTGTGTAGAACGTGCTCTCGATCATCTAGTACTTTGAATTCTTCTGTCATAGGCTCTTCTGTAACTAAAGTTAGATTATACACTATCCACGATTTTTATGTCGGGATAGTGCATCATGTTTTATTGTCATCACCATCGCCATGACGACGAATTGGTTCTTTGATCACACGGTCGATCAATCGATCCATGTCGTATGGAACACAGTTATTACCGTCCATAGCTACGTCAAAGATACGACCTTCAATTCCAGTTGGACGAGCATGCAAATGTCCGTGGAAGTGAACCGCACCACGATGCATTTGATCCCACTCCCAGATTGGATAGTGGAACATCACGATGCCTTGACCATTGTGTGTCATTCGCTTGTAGTCTACAACTTCTTCAAACTGCTTGCAGAACGCTGGATCTTTAACTAACTTCGAGTCATGGTTACCCTTGATCAAGATCTTACGACCATTCAAGCGAGAAACGATTGAAATAGCTTTTGGTGCAGGGCAGAATGCAACGTCTCCCAAGATGTATGTCAAGTCGTCGACACCAACTGTAGAGTTCCAGATGCGGATGATGCTTTCATCCATGTCAGTCACATCACGAAACTTACGAGATTCTGGACAGAACTTCATAATGTTCGTATGACTAAAATGGATGTCAGATGTGATAAATGTTCTCATTCTTTACTCATTCGATTTTTGACTTCATCTTGAAGTCTTTCAATTTCGTTTGCAGCTTCGTCAAGAAGGTCTGCCATGCGATCTGGCTTTCCTTCTTGAACGCTCTTACGAGATGGGATCTGTCTACGAATCTCAGCTCGTTTACGTAGACGGTAGACTAGATCTTCACTCATGCTGCTTCCATATAATTACGCACCCATGCAAGACGAGCTTGCTCATCCATTGCAGTGTATTCTACGATGTTCTCACGGATTGCGTCAACCAATGGATAGTATTCTTCATCAAGATTTCGCTTGATGTCGTTCTTCACGTCAACTAACTTGTCAGTACGAGGATTGCGAGCAACCCACTTAGATGTCAAGTAGTATGGTGACTTGATCTTCGAAGAAATGTTGTCCTTTGTATAGAACACAAATCCTTCATGCTTAACTGACTTGACCTTCTGCATAAGTTCACCAAGAGGCAACACATATGATTCTACAGTCTTACAGTTCAACACACCCTTAGCGTATTCTGCCCAATGGTTTGCAATGTCTTCGCCAAAACCATGTACTTGAGAGTCCCAAGAATTCTGACGATAGCCAAGGAAGTACATGCCAGCTTCTTCAGGAACGATATGTGGATCGTTTGGATGCACACATTCGAACATCAAAGTCAAGCCTTGAGCTCCACAGACAGCGATTTGCCAGTCTGTCCAGTCCATGTGCTTGAGCATAGTTTCCTTAGCCATGTCGACAAATGGAGAGTCAGTGCTACCAGTAGTAGAAACCAACACGTCACGGTTATGCCAAGTCATAGCAACCATAAAGCCATTAGCTTTACGATAAGCAGTAACTAGAGTGTCGTTAGATAGCTTTGGAGCACGTTCTTCAATACCATAGTTATACACCTTTGTGAAAGGACGAGTCACCACGTTGAAGTCAGCGTCGACAATTGTGCCACGGCATTCTTCAATATATTCATTCCAAAGGTCGTTGAAGAACACGTTCTTACGATACTTCAGAATGAAGAGACCATCTTCAACTGGCTTCATAGAAACTAGCTTTGGATTCTCAGTAACGAAATTCTTCAATTCTTCTTTGTTCATTTTATCCACCAAACGGGATTATGATTCCACCAGCGCTGATAGTGCCACCAGTGGAAGTTTGTTTTTCATCTTCATCGTAGGTCCAACCAAGGACCTTCATCATCTTGTGTTTGACACGCAGGTTAGGTTGACGAAAGCGATCAGTTGGAGTAAACCCCATCATCGATGCGACTTCAACTACAGCACCACTACGGCAGATACCAGCGTGGCAATGAACAACAACATTCATAGATTTGTCCAGAGCGTGTTGCAGCAGACGCACGATCTCAGCAGCTTGCTCATCACTGATCTTGAAGTCTTCATCAAAACTGTCAGCATCTTCAGCATCAAGAAAGTCAAATTGATGCACTTCTTTGAACTTACGCTTTGGAGTTGGATGATCGCCAGGAGGATCAGAGATTTGAATGAGCATGGAGTTGTCTCCACAGTCATAGTGCCAACCATGACGAATGTCATCGCGAGCGACGTTCTCAATCCAGCGAATAGATTTATGCGTAGTCATGTTGGCCGTTTTCAAACAGCATGAGATCACGTTGAACTTCACGAACCATGCTTAGAGGAATATTCAGATTTTGTGCGATCGCAGTAGGCTCAACTCGTTCAAGCAGTTGGTCTTCAATTTCAAGATACAGTTCAGACATTACACTCATTTTCTTATCTCCGTATTGATAGATCAATTATACCACGAATTTGATTTTATGTACACAGCTATCGAGACTTCTTTTCGAACTTTTCTTTCAGTTCAAGGTACTTCTGATAGTCAGGATCGCTCTCTTTGAGATGCTGAGAGATGATGTGATCGTATAGCTCAGTCTTGCCAGTGGTAGCATAAGCAATACCATCAAGCCAGTACTTAAGACGCTCTTCAGACTTACCCGCACCTCGATCGCCCCATTCTCCACCCATCCCAGCGTTATAACGAGCAGTTTCAGCAGACTTAGATACTGCCTTCTTGATGAGATCAATATGTTTCTGATTAAGTGCCATAGGTACCCCAAGCTGGCATAGTGAAACCAGCATCAATTGCTTTGAGTTTCATTTGAAGATCGTAGACTTCTTGTCCGAATTCTTCTGGATTCTCACGACCACAAGTCCAAGACCAGTAGCGAGCTGCGATCCCAGTATAGCCTTCATTGCGAAGACGTTGAGTCACGAATGCTGATTCAGAGTTTACACAAGCTCGAGCTGGTTTTTCCAGTTGCTTACGTTGAGCTTCAGCAACTATGAAAGAAATATGAGCTTCAGAAATAGTATTGTCCATTTGTGTTTTCCTAGAGATACATTATACAACAATGCAGAAATTCTGTACAGGTCAAAAGAGACCTGTTACAAATTATTTCTTGAAGTACATCATTGCAGATTCAGTAGAACACTTGAAACGTTTGCCGTTTTGTTCATAGACAAAAGGATACTTGTAAGAGCGAGAATTGTAGCCAACAAGTTTGCGACCAGCAAGACCGACTTCTTGAAGACCACGAGAAGCGATAACAGATTCAAGAATCTTGTCAGTCATAGTCTTAGCGCCAACAATTTTAGCATTCACTTTAGCTTCAAAATCGCCTTCAGAGAACTTAATATTGCCGACTGACATTTCCATGCCATTAGCTTGAGCGTATTTCGCGAGAACTGCATTCAGATCACGGCGAATTGCTTGAAGGGTAACTTTGTCGAACTTGCTGATCATAATCAAACTCCTTGTTTATCAATCTATGGAATAATTATACATCAAATTTGATTTATTGTACACATGTGCGCATAAAAATTTTTATGTAACAAAAAGTGTACATTTCTGGAGTCAGGGACTCTGAGCGACTTCGAGCATGACCAGATGGGGATCTACCCATCTCAAGCCATTCTAGTGCATCTGAGCACTTTTGTGCACTCTAAGTTATTGTCAGAGCACAACTTTTTCTTGGTATAAATAACTTTTTGCACAGGAGACCACAATGACACAAAAAGAATGCAAAGATTGTGGTTGTCTAAACCCTCCAGAAACACCTTGTAGGGACTGCAACCACCTACCTAGCCAATCTTGAAATAAAAAAGGACCCATCAGGGTCCTTTTCAGTTTTGGAGTTCTAGCTTAGAAAGCTAGATAGTTGTAGTTGGTCTCTTTCTGGCGAGTTAGAACAAGAACTTCGTTCTTCTCATTGGTGTATGAGAAACGACCTTCTTGTGCGTCAACCTTCTTGATGCTAGAAGGAGTAAAGACGCTGGTTTCCCAATCGCTGTTGTCATCTGCTGGATCAGTATCCCACTCCAGAGAAACAACACCAGTCAGTGGGTTACCACGCCACTTCTTATCGACACCATCACGTTCACCAAGTTCACGTCCATCGATGAAAAGCTGAACATCGAAAACAGAAGCATTGTTATACTCTGGCTTAGCGTTCAACATCTTCAAAGCTTCTTGCGGAGTTTCGCCGTATCGATTCATTTCTTCAACAAGAGCTTTAAGCATGTCGAAGTTAAACTTATCAAACAGAGAAGTGATCTCACAGATCTTTTGGATGTGTTGTTTATCTTGAAGAACATCTTCGCAGTATTCACGAATGAATTCTACAGAAAGTCCAGCAAAGTCCAGCATGTAATAGATACGGCCAGGACGATTGCGCATGTGTTCGTTCACACGCCACTTGTCGTTACAAGTGATCACGAACAGCTTCTTACTTGGAAACACACCATCAAGCAAAGTCAAAGCTTTTTCTTGATCTTCATTATCATACACCTTTTCAAACTCATCAAAGAGAATGACTGTAGGTTGTGCGATGTCTTGAAGAAACTTATTGAAAGCATCTCCAGTCCAAGGTTGATTGATAATGATGGTTGGAATTCCCATCAAAGCAGCGTCAATAGAAAGAGTTTTAGCAAGCAAAGTCTTGCCGGAGCCTTTTTCTCCGTTCAGCATCACACCAGTCGAAACGTCGCGATCCATGAACGTACGCAGAATACGACCTGCGTTTTTAGTAGTATCACCATAGAGCTTCTTAATCTGAGGAAAGTCATCGACCATCTCAAGATAAAGAGCACCAGTAATAGGTTCTGCCTTCACAGTGTAGTTACCCACAGGAAGAACCTTTTGAATATCTAGAGCTTCTTCAGAAGCAATACGATAGGTGTTACCATTACGAATAAAATAAGACATCAAAGCTCCAATTACAAATTACCACAAAACATCGGAAAGAGAATCGGGACGTACTTTCGCAGAGGTCCCGACCGTGTTAAACGTCGTAGCGTTCGTTTCCGATTGCCTTCCACATGATAGCTTCTGGGGTGAAACCATCAGTGTCGGCAGAAAGCACTGCCTTCATGATTGCTGGTGAGAAACCAGAAACCAGCGCAACACCACGAGTGTCGTACTTCACTGGGACGTTGTCCGCAGCGTTGATGTTCCAGAAAACGATCTTTGGAAGTTCGTAACCAGCATCTTCAAACTTACGACGAATCATGTTCATCGCAGTGTCGTCAAAGCGTGCGCATTGATCGAACTGCATGTCAGACATGATCAGCAGCATCTCAGGCATTTCTGCTTGAGGTACTCCACCTTCCTTAGCAACACGAAGGATCTTGTCCATCGCCTTCACCAAGTCGGTGTTCATTGCCCAGTTGGACTTAACCATTTGAGCAGCCTTCTCAACAATGTTACCCTTCAGGTGCAGCAACTCTGGAGAACCAGAGAAAGTCAGGAAGGTGTCCTTGAACTTACCCTTGTTCTTTTCTGCAACGTACAGACCCAGAGAGACTGCGACGTCCAGACAAGTAGTAACGCTACCAGATGCACGACCACCCGCTGGGCAAGTCATAGAACCAGAAACGTCGACCAGAGCGAGAACATTAGCGTCACCGATAAAGTTCTCAAGTGCTTCCCACTGCTTAACGATCAGATCAAGCTGAGTCTTGTTGTAGTTAGCAGTGTATGCATAACCACCAAGACCCTTGATGACGTCGTACGGATAAACCGCACCAGCATTCACCTTGACCTTTGGATCATCGCCCTTCACAAGCTTAGCGACGTAAGCAGTGTATGCTTCAGTTGCGTTCTTGTAGAAAGCCTTCTTGTAGCGAGCAGCCGCAACAGAAGGAACGTGTGAGAAGTTGATGGTGTCCCATTCCTTAGCACACATTGCAGTTTCAACAACGTTGGTCAGTTCGACCAGACGCTTACGGTAGAACTTAGGAGTCCAACCAAGGAAAGTGCGCAGTTCAGCTGCAGTCTTACCCTTACGTGGCATCCACTTTGCAGCAAGACCATTGCCTTCTGCAAGAGCGTTCTTCACCATTTCGAAGCCAGTTTGCTTCAAATCGACAGACTGGACTTCCAGAACGTCGTCCCAACGACCAAGCTCAGGTGCCTTGAACAGCAAACGAGCAGCATCGCCAGTGTTGATCTTTTCCAGATACTTCACGATGTCACGGAAGATCTGACGTTCACCAGCACCGCCACGGACGTCACGAGCCCATGCAGCGATACGTAGTGCAGTTTCGCTGTTCTCAGCATAAGCTGCAGCAAAATCCTTAGTGATGTCCTTACCACGGCTTGCACCGACCTTGAAGAACAGGTCTACACACGCGTTAGAGGTAGACTTACGAGCACGCATGCCGTTAGTAGTGCGTGCAGATTGGTTTTGAACGGCAGAAACAAATGTGTTCATGATTTTTCACTTTCAACAGGTTAATTAAAAATTCTTGATTGCAGACTTTAACCTAATCAACCAATGAGTGTATTATACACAATTGGCGAATTATTGTAAACAGGATAGTTTTCTTCTTCTTTGTTTTTCATGAGGAACTCGAAGACTCATTATGCAGTGGGGGAGAGAGCGAACTCTCAACGTGTCCAAAGCAATTCTTGATACGGAATTTCTTCCGTTAGTTTGGTTTGCTGAACCTATCCTA